GGTTGGTTCAACACTTGTAACAAACCCGAACACACTATCTGATTGACTAACTTTTTCTCCTAATAAAAATTTACTAGATACTTCTGTTGTATGATTATATGAAACTATATCAGTTGAGTCTGATGCTGTAAGAGATTTACCTGAATATTTTCTATCAAGATATTTTTCAAATTGTCTTTGACCTTTTGGCCAATCATTTAAATCTTGTAAATTTTCATTTACTAAAAAGAACAACCAATATAAAGTAGCATCACCATAAAGTTTTGTTGCTACAGAATCAGGTCTTTCACCTTCTGTTATTCTGTAGTAAGAATAACCTGTAATACCTTCTTGTAAATAAGACCAAACTCCTACTTTACGAAAAAGGTCTTTTGCTTCAGAAAATTTACCATCACTTTTAAAGTCATAAGCTATTGTTGGTATATGTTTAAAAAATCCTGTACTCATTATTATTCCACCGGTTTTTGGTTTTCTTTTTCTTTTGCTTCAAGTAATCTTGCTGCTTCAGCTTCAGCTTCTGCTTCGGCATTTTCTATTTCTTCTATCATTTTATCTGTAATTTCAGAACCCTGTGCTGCTCTAGATTTTCTATCTGGATTTGCAGCTGAAACTTCATCATAGAATCTTTGTCTATGTAATGGTGTTGTTTCTGTAAATCCTAAAGACATTGTAAAAGCTTGTGGAGCTCCATCAATCGTGGGAGCATATCCTTGACCAGCTGTATAGTCAACATCACAACTAGTACAAACAGATGTCAAAGGAAAGTCAACCCAATTTTTTATAAGACCATCAAATTCAATAGCCCACTCATTAGGAAAAGTCCATATTTTAGAACCTGCACCTTCAACACCAGGTAACATGGACTTTTTGAAAGCACTTATTATTTGTAATAGTGTATTTGATTCTTGTGGGTTTTTTGGTCTAAGTGTAAATTGATAAGTGAATGTTCTAAAAGGTACACCTGAAAATTTATTAAATTTCATAGGATTATTCATTTTACCTTGACCAAATTCTCTTAAATCATTACCAGGTAACATTTTTAAAAGAGCTTGTTTTACTTGTGCTTTATCAAAAACAGAGTTGTTCATTACATCATTATTTGTATTAAAGAGAGTTCCAATTAGTTGGTCTAACATACCAGCTTCAGATTCAGCATATGAAACTGCTAAATTATCAACAAGATTATCAGGTAGAGATAAAAATATATCATACAATTCTGTATCATCATCTGACATACTAGCAACACCATCAATGAATCTACCGTCTTTTGTTTTTGCTCTACCTGGTTTGTGTCTTCTTTCTAAAGACCTGAAATGAATATAATTAGGAAATGTATTTTTAGTACCATCTTCATTTGTATACATCTCAGGATATCTGAACAACTTATGTGTAGAAGGTTTTTCCTCTCCTTTTACTAACTTAGAAAGAGCATTATTTCTAGCAAGTCTATTCTCTTGTCTAGCTAACGCTACTTTATCACTAATTTCAGGTATGTTAGATGTACGAACACCTAAAGAACCTTGAATAAGAGTATCTAATCCGTCTGCAAGTCTTTGGTCAAAAAAGTTAGATATATTTTTTCCTGTACCAAAATTATTTCTAAAGTTTGAAACTTTGTCACCGATGTTTGATATATCACCATCTACTGAACCCACATAATTATTAATTCTACTCTGAAGTTTTTTGAAATTTTTTCCTGCCATTATAATTATCCTATTGTATTATAAATACTATATAGTTATTTATGTCTTATAAAGGAAAGTTTCGTCCAAAGAATCCAAATAAGTATAAAGGTAACCCTAGTAATATTATTTATCGTTCTTTATTAGAGCGAAGATTTATGACTTATCTAGACAACAATCCTTCTATACTTCAATGGCAATCTGAGGAAATAATAATACCATATGTCTCACCGGTAGATAATCGTGTGCACAGATACTTTCCAGACTTCTATATCAAGTACAGAACAACAAATGGAATGATAGTAGAAGAACTAATAGAAGTAAAACCTCACTCTCAATGTTCTCCGCCCAACCCAAAACGAAAACTTACTAAAACAGGTAGAACATCTAAACGATATCTTAAAGAAGTACAAACTTATATAGTCAATGATGCTAAATGGAACTCAGCTATGAAGTATTGTAAAGATAGAAAATGGAAATGGAGAATCTTAACAGAAAAGGACATTAACATCTATTAAGTGATATAAATACTTTATTACATTATGAATTATATAATGTTTAATACAAAATAATATAGGAGAAATATATGAATAAATTATTAGTATTATTAGCAGGTGTGTTTCTAAGCATCCCTGGATTTGCAATGACTGGCTCATATGGTGTGAGTTCTGATTATATGTGGAGAGGTGTATCACAAACTGATGGTAACCCTTCAATATGGGCATGTCTAGACCAAAACATAGGAAAAGGTTTTTATGTTGGTGGTTGTGCAATGAATGTTGATTTTAATGATGACGCAAAGGTTGAAACAGACCTTTATGGTGGATATAGTGTTGTTAAGAATAAATTTAATATGAATTTAGGTTATGCAGCTTATAGGTATGATGACAGTACTAAAAACTTTGAAGAAAAGTATATGTCTGTAGGATATGGTCCAATTAAAGTTGGTAAGTTCTATGGTCAAGATTTAGCACCTGATTATGAATGGGTAGATTTAAACCTTCCTTTTCTTAATTTTGCTGATGTAACATTACACTATGGAGACTATGATGGTGTTTTAGATAAAAGTGTAAACATAGAATATTCATTATCAGATTCAATGAGCATTGGAGTATTAGTCCAAAGTGATATAAGAGATAGTGATGTTGACTTAGGTGATGCAGTATCATTACACTTTACAACAAAATTTTAGGATAACAAATGGCTGGGAGACTATTTGATAAATTAGAACAAGAAGCGTTCAGAGCTGGAATACAAGCTAGAACAAAAGCTTCAATGAATTGGTTTCAAGACCAAGTTAGTACTATGTCGGTCTCCCGACCAGCTTTAATTAAAGACGGACCAACTAGAGTTCGTAAAATATTTGGGATGATGTATAATTTTCAATACGACCCAAAGAATAAAAAGACATTACCATACTATGATAGATTCCCTTTAGTGATACCGGTTCAACCAGCTAAAGGTGGGTTTCATGGTATGAATTTACATTATATAGCTCCGAATTGGAGAGCTCAATTTTTAGATGCTTTACTTGATATAACAAATAATAATCAATTTGATACATCAACTAAATTCAGATTAACTTATAAATTGATGCAAGGAGCTAAAAAATATAGATTTTACAAACCGTGTTTTAAACATTATTTATCAGAACATATAAAAACTAAATTATTGTTAATAGAACCACAGGATTGGGAGATAGCTATATTTTTACCAACAGAACAATTTATCAGAAAGAGTAAAGCAACAGTATGGAAAGAAAGTAGGAAGATGTTTCAATGAGTTTTAATATAAACAGATTTATGGGTAATATTGATAATATGACCCGTACAAATAATTTTAATGTTCACATATCAGGACCAATAGGTCTTGCAGATGGGTCTTTGAGTTCTAGAGGTATTAGATGTACTAATATATCAATACCTGGTAGAAGTTTTATAACAACACCTCATAGTGAATATCATGGTGGTCCAAAAGCTAATAGAGTTAGTGGTATAGATTATGAAGGTGGTCTAGTTCAAATGACTTTTGTATGTGATACTACTTTTGAAGATAAACAAAAAATAGAATTATGGCAACAATATATTTTTGATGATGCGTATTATTATAGATACTATGATGATTATATAGGTGAAATTGAGATAGAACAACTAGCAGCAGATGGTACAGTAATATATTCAGTTAAATTACAAGAAGCGTACCCTCAAGCGATAGCAGCACAAACTCTAGATGCAGGAAGTACAGGTATACAAACATTTACTTGTTCATTTGCATTTAGAAGATGGAGTTCAGCTTTTGAAAATACACCACAAGGTTTACTTGGTAGTCTATTCAATAAGTTTAGTAGAAAACTTAATTCTAAAATAGATAGAAAACTTGATAAAGTCACCAATAAACTTACTACTAAATTATCAGATAAAATTGACGATATATTTTAAATATAAATAATTACATAATATAATGAGGAATAAATTATGAGCTTACCAACAATAGAAACCCCTATGTATACAACTTCATTACCAATTAGTGGTGATGAAATTAGATACAGACCTTTTTTAGTGGGTGAACAAAAGGCATTGCTAATAGCACAAGAAGGTGATGACCAAGAAAATAAACTAAAAGAAATTTTTAGACTTGTAGAATCTTGTACAGAAAATGTTAATGTTCAAACTTTACATCAAACTGATTTAGAATTTTTATTTATAAGACTTCGTATAGTATCAGTTGGTGAAACTACAGATATAGGATTACAATGTGAAAATTGTGAAGAAGAAAACCATGTATCTATTGACTATGAAAAATACGAATTATTACCACCTAAAAAAGTAGTAAATAAAATTCAAAAACTTACTGATACAATCTCTATTGAATTAAGATTACCTTCTCTTAATGAATTAGCATCAATAAACAAAAAATTTAATATAGAAGATGGTGATGATGAAGATATGGAAAATCCTGAAGTCATGTTTGCTATATTAAATAGAATGGTTGATAAAATTATCAATGGTGATGAAGTTATGACTAGAGATGATTTTACTAGTGAAGAACTAGATAAGTTTTTAGAAGGTATGACTTTAGATATGTTAGAAAATATATTAGCATATGTTCAACATCAACCTAAAATGGTTGTACCAGCTGAATATAAATGTACTAAATGTGAACATGAGAACAAAATATTAATTGAGGGTATCGAAAATTTTTTCGTATAGGCCTCTCCCATGAAACTTTATATAATTACACAAATACTAATTTCTATCTACTTCAAGAACATAAATACTCTATGTATGATATAGATAGAATGATACCTTGGGAGAGGGAAGTTTTCATTCAACTGTTGATAAAACATTTAAGAGAAAAAGAAAAACACGAAAAAGCCCAAATGGCTAAATATCGTAAATAAAGAGGTAAATAAAAATGGCAGACGAAAGATTTAGTGGCGATATGTCACGAAACGAAGTGGAGATGGACTTATCAAAGTTTATGGAAATGATTCAAGAGAATGGTGCCCTTAAAGATGAGATAAGAGATTTAAAAGCAAACGATACAGTTAACCCTTGGCAAAAATGGGTTCACTTAGCTAGAACAGTTGATGCATGGAGAATATGGCCAAGAGCATTTTTAAGTGTTTACATATTTTTAATCTATTGGGTAGTTATGTGGTTCCTAGATTTACCTGACCCTTCAATGGAACAATCAGGTCTTATTAGTATTCTAGTTGGTGCAGGAGCAGCATGGTTTGGTTTATATGTTAACAGTGCAGCTAAAGAACACGACACAAACGCAAAGAAATAATATCTAAATGGTTGAAGAAACAGGTAATAATAATCCTATAGTCAATGCCACGAAAGCACTCGCTACTCATGTGGATAAAGTTGGTGAAAAAATTCAATCATTAATAGACCATGAAAAAACAGATGACTTAAAAAAAGAAAGAACAGATAATAAAGAAGCTGAAAAAGAAGTTAAAAGAGACCAATATAATAGAAGACTACAAGGAGCAGAAGTTCAATTAACTAGAGATGCAGCTATTGTTGCTAGAAATAGTGATAAACAAATAACAAAACTAGTAAAAACTACACCAGGGGAAGGTAAAGGAAAACTTGCTGGTGAAGAAAAACAAGAAAAAACTATATCTGTTTTAGAAAGATTAAGACAAACTAATAAAGAATTTATAGAAATAGCTGCAGCAGGGTTTGAAGAATCAATAAGTGTTTTTAGAGAAAGAGTCAAACAAGCTTTTGATAATAATTCAGGTCTTAGTAATTTCATGGATGCTGTTAAAGGTGACTTCTCTATTATGTTAGGTTCTTTAAACGCTCTTCAACAAGTCCCAGGATTTAATATACTCAAAACAGCACTATTTACTGTAGGTGGTTTCATTTTTAATAGGATTGGCTCGTTAATAAAGTTCTTGAAGAATGACAGTAAGTTATCTAGAAAAGAAGAAAAAAAATTGGGAGCAGCTAAAAGAAGGCTTGAGAAAAAAGGGTTAACTTATGATGGTAAGACTATTCTAGACAAAGATAGCAACATTATGTCTAGAAAGAAAATTGGTTTTAGAAATAAACAAGCTCTTAAGACGATTGATAAAAGTAAACGAATCGAAGGTGGAAGAAGGAGAGGTTCATTTAGAAAAGGTATGACTAAAATAGTCAGTAAAATTGGGAGCCTTTTTAGAAAATTATACTTGAGATTAATGACCTTCATGATACTAATGGGTGCGAAAGCTCTTTTGATAATTGCAGGTCTAGCTGCTATAGCTGCAGCTGCATATTTGATTTATAATAATTGGAATAAATTAATGGAGTACCTTGGCTTTGCTGCTAAGAATGAACTTGATAGAAAAGAAATTCAAGGTGAAGTAGTAGACGAAAAAACAGGAATAAAAACAGGTGGTATTCAAACTCAAGAAACTTTCTTTGGTAGAAATAAAGTTAAAGGTGAAGATGGTGTAAAGAGAGATACCGAAGAATTAGGTTTCAATAAAAACTTTTTCGGTCTTTCAAGTATTAATGAAGATTGGCTTAAAGATAATGCAACCACTTCTCAGTTATTAGCTTTATTAAGAGAAGAAGGTGATGATATAAGTTTAAAAGATAGAAGAGCTATTGAGAGTATTGTAAAAGAAAGATTAGATAAAGGAAAGGGTGTTGGTGGTAGAGTATTAGAAGGTGAGGAATTAAAATCATTAGTAGCACAAAGGAACGCTTTTAATCAAGCTCAACAAGAATTATTTCAAGCTCAATATGAAAACCGGTCAAGTTTTGTGAATTTTGATGCCGACCCAAGATATGCAAATCCTGATGCAGCTATAGGTTATGGAAATAGTTTACAAAATATGAATTACTACAATAATCAAATCATTGCAGCTAATAGTGGTATTACTAGTCAAAATGGTACAGACCAGAACACTAAAGTCTTTGATACCACAAATTAATCGTAAGTTGAAAAAACTAGCCCCGCTTCCCGCTGTTAATTCTGATATCTCCTGCCGCATAGATATCTTTCCTCATTGAATATTAAGATTCCCCAATCTTAACCGTCCCGTCTTCTATAGTCTAGCTATGAAGACTCATGACCTGACACGAAGGTCAATCCCATAACTTTGAATTAAGTTATAATATTTATAACTTTATTACTGGTCATTTGCAAGTTTTTCAAAATAACTCATAGTAGAATCACTTGAGTCTGTTGAATTACTTACAGGTGTTGGTGTGTCTGCCCAAGGTTGAGCTTCTGCAGTAGCTGTCTGACCACTAGTGTTGTCTTCTGCTATTGTTTCAGCTGTTGATGTTGGTGCTTCAGAACCAGATAACCCTAGAGCTCTATCTAATTGAGCTTTCAAATCATCATAAGATTTGAATTGGTCTGCTGCAATTAGTTCTGCTAAAGAATGTTGTTTGTTATAGATACCTTCCATAACAGAATCATCTTCCGAGATTGGAGCTGGAGTTGCAAACTCTGATTTATCATAGTTCCAATATCCATCTACTTTTCTAACTTTAAGTTTAAAGTCAGCACCTTCCCACATATCAAAAGGATTGATAGGACTTTCATCTTCAAATTGTGGTTGCATTACATCTTTAACTTTCTCAAAGATTTTTTTACCAAAACGATAAAGCATTACTTTACCTTCATTCTCAGGATGAGTTGGGTCTGAAACAACAAGAACATTACTTACATAATGTAATCTTCTTTTTTGTTTTCTTGCTTGGTCTTTTTGAGCTTCATCACCACTATTCCATAGTTGAGTATTATACTCACTTATCGGACAGTTTTGATTAAGTGTCGTTAAAGACTTCTCAATTAACCAACCACCTGGTCCTTGAAAACCATGGTCCCAATATTGAATCCATGGAAGTTCTTCTCCATGTGATGCTGGTAGAAAACGAAGAACAGCATATCCATTACCAGACTTATCTAATTCTGGTTTCCAATATCTGTCGTCTCCGTAGGATTTTTTTTCAGAGGTTTCAGCCTCTAAAGCGGTTTGAAGTTTATCGAAGCCACCGCGACTTCTTTTTAATTCATTGAATGACATTGTATTTCTCCTTGTATTTCAATTTTATTATTATATTATTTTATCCACTTTATTCATTATATAAAACTATCGTATGTTAACGGTTTTTTATTTCCGTTATTGTATATAGTATAATTGACATTTTGAAATTTGTCAATCACTTTTTTTATCTGTGCTTCTTGAGTTCCTAATAGTGAGTTAGGATTATCAGTACCAACCCTCAAGCGAGAAGTTTCTTTCTCTCTTTTATAGGCATTAGTACCAGCATAGATATTCTGATAAGTGTCGTTTTGAAAGTTCCATATTGAATCGAAACCAACAAGACACACTTCATCAAAATCCATAATAGAAGCCTGAGCCATAGCTTGACTTCCTGCAAAGAAGTTAACACTAAATCTAGGGTCTTCTTCTGTACCTTTCATGTTCTGTATTTTCCATTGTGAATCAACACCGATAACATGAACTTCCATGATATCAGATATATCATCTTGAAGTCCAAATATCCAACATTCATTCCATCTATCTAAATCTGATTCTTTGATAGTGTATACTGATTTATCAAAAGATGAAAGAACAATATCTTTCATGTCTTTAGGTATAGGGTCAAAATCAGGAAAGATACATTTATTATCTTTAGGATATTCTGATTCACAAATTTCTTTGATGATAGTAGAATCTCCTGAAATTAAATAATCAGGACTATAATCTCTAAACAAAGCATTACAACCAAATGTAGTTCCTTCTAAAGAATCTAAATTTAATCCTTTTCTTGAAGGACCATTTCCTATAATATAAGCTACACCCATACTTCTCTTACTTCTTTTCTTAATTGTAATCTACTTAATTCTACAAATGGTTTTAATTTAATTAATTTGTTTTTTTCTTTTGGCCAAATAAATTGTTCTTGTATTCGTTCATCATAATCTGTAAAGATACCAAACATATAATCAAAGTATATAAATGTTTCTGCTTCAATCTTCTTACCTAAATATTCTCTTAATAATGGTGGGTGTTGACCATTCTCACATTCTAAAACAATATTAATATCTTCATAAGCATCTTTTAAGTATCTCATATCTTGTATGACACAATATGACAGTTTTTGTTTCTTCTTTTTATACTCTTTATAATTTTCAATACATTCGTTATCTAATAAATTTTTAACATAATATTTTTGTTTAGAAAGATTAGCTACTAAAAAATCTTTTAATTCTTCTCTATGTTCTCTAGCTAATTTAGCAAAATGGTATTTATCATTTCTTTTTAGAAATGCTGGTAGTTTTACAGGTACCTTACCGTTATACTTAAAGAAGTCATAAGACTCTGTATTAAAATGATTATTAATAGCTAAGTACAAACAGTAGGCATCGAATCCTTCTCTACTTGTCATTAATAGTATTTCGGTCTAGCAAATATATTGTTGTTTAATTGATTGATTTGTTCTCTACGAATAGCTTCTTTCTTTTTTCTTTGTCTTTTTGCAGAGGGTTTTTCATAGTATTGTCTTTCTCTAACTTCTGCTACAATACCTTTTCTTTCACATTTCTTTTTGAATTGTCTAAGCATTACATCAAACGGAGGAGGTCCGTCATGTCTTTTTTTCTTGTTGAAGTGTTTTCTTTGATGGTAAGATTTTTGTCTTTGTGGTTTCATATTATATTATTGTATTTTATTGTATTTTATTATATTGGCAATTTTGCTTTTGATTCTTCTTTTAGAAATCTCAAATTAACAGCTTCAGCTTTGATTTTTTCTTTCAGTGGTGGTGTTATAAGTCCTTTTACTGATTCAGGTTCTAAGTGATTCTCTTGGCAAAAATAAACTATAGCATCTATGTATGAAAGATGTTTGTCAATAACTAATTGTTCGACTGAATTTGTAAACTTCTTTTTAGTTAAAATCATATATCTATTATACTACGAAATCTCTATAGGTCAAGTTTTTAATGTCATTGCTTCATGAGTTTCTTTCAAAGCTCTTAGTATACCATATTGTCTTTCATCAATACCAAAGTTATTATGTGATACTAAAAATAAACAATATAATAAAGCAGCTTTACTCATTTGGTGGATTGTTGTGTCCTTTCATTGGGTGTTCAGGTTTCCAATTTTCTACTGCTTGTCTAATACAATCTTCTGCTAAAACAGAACAATGTAATTTGATTGGTGGTAATTGTAATGCATCAGCTATATCTTTATCTTTTATTAATTTAGCTTCTTCAATAGTTTTACCTTTTAACATTTCTACAAACATAGTACTTGAGGCAATTGCTGAACCACAACCATATGTTTTGAATTTAACATCTTCTATAATATCACCATTCATTTTTAAATCTAATTTCATTACATCACCACAAGCAGGTGCACCCACCATACCGGTAATTACTGTATCATCTTTTGGGTCGAATCTACCAACAGAATGTTTTTCAGGATTTGCTAATACTGACTCGAATCTTTCTACTACTTCTTTACTGTAAGCCATTTTATTTTATTAATTTGATGAATGTAAGGATATCATTGTTATAAATATAAGTGGAAATCATTTGATTTTCATTTATATAACTATTTATAAACAGAGGATACTCCAATGAATGTTAAACAATCATGGAGTAGACACGGCGAAGAAGTAAAGGCTTCTGCGGCCTCTCTCATTGAGATAATGTTTATGGTTTTTGGTATTCTATCACCAATTTTCATAATCATGCTATCTGGAATGTGAGTAAGCAGATTCATAATATAACTTAGGCACTACTCCTATAAACCATATTCAGTTTTATACTGACTACGAAGACTCAGCAATTGGTCAACCCAATTTGCTGGGTTTTCAACAAATAACTGAGCTTGTCCTGTTTCTTCTACAGAAACTATAGTCACAATTCTTTCTACAGGTACTTGATATCTTTCTTCAAACATTTTAGCATATGCTGTCTCTTGCATGAAATAATTTTTAATCTTACTTGGCGACTTTGCTTTTGTACTAGTCTTAAAATCAATAACTGATACTTTACCAGCAAACTCTGCTATACAATCAACTCTACCTGCCATACAGAGGTCGTCGCTATATAAAGAACCTTCTAGCATGTAAATATCTCCAATCTTCTCTGTTAATTCTTTTGTCTGGTTGAACATCATTTTATCAAGAGGTGTTGCTTTAGATAACTTTTCTGTAATGTCAATATTGTTTAAAAAGTCTTCTTGTAAGTAATGATATCTAGAACCTCTACCTGCAGCTTGTCTTGAAATTTTATCAGCAACTTCTGCACCGACATTCTTTCTCCATTTAGCTACCCATTTAGCACTATGCATACCTGTGACTGTTGTGACTGACGGATACTTATTTCCGTCTGGTGAGACATAGTATCTTTTTCCGTTTATGTTTTCTGTAGGTAATGTGACAGACTCATACCCTTTTAAATGATTAAACATTTTTATTATTCCTTGCTTGTATAGCGGCGTGTTTTTCTACAACTTCTCTAGTCCTAACTTCTTTAGCTGTTCTTCTAGTGTGTTCTTTTGCTACTGCACCATTCGGATGCGCTTCACCAACTTTCTGTAATACTTCTTTAAACCCATGATTATCAATATTACCTGCTGATATAGTTCCTGATACTATACCTGGAACTTTAGTATATGTTTGTTTCATGTGAGGATTATCTTTTAGAAATTTTGTTTTGGCAGAGATAGACATGAAGTGTTCTTCTACTTCATCTGTTTCTGTATTTAAAAAATCATAAGTTGGCATCAATCACCTTCTTTCAATACTTGTGGTTTAGAATCTAATACACTAGGTATATCATCCATTTCTTTTTGAATCTTTTGTTCAGCTTCACTATTAACTCTTTTTAGTTCGTTAGTTATTTCTTGAATAAATTGTTTTTGTTTAACAACTTCTTCATTACTAGTATGTTTCTCTGATACAAGTTCACCAATTCTTTGATGTGCATGATTTAATTGTTTTTGTAATTCAAGAATGTTGTCTTGTAAAATTTTAACTTCTGTACTTAAATCCATTTTTTTCTTTGTCCTACAAATCGTTTAACTATTACTAGTTCTTCTGGTTTAAAATCATCTATAGTCTTTGGACCATATAGTGTTCCAAATCTTACACATTTGTTTGCTGCATCACAATGAGAAATCCAATCTTCATCTGTCATTTGTGTTTTGTGTTGGTTATCATCTGTAAATTTAAATATCGCTTGACCTACCTTTGTGAAAAAAACTTCCATTGGTGATGGGTCATAATATCCTCTTGGTTTACCTCGGTGTAGTCTGTCATTATAAACTTCACTTGTCTTTATTATCTTTATCCTTATTTTTAAAATTTCCTGTTATTACATTATTAGTATATGTTGGTTTAGATTCTGATTCTTCATAATCAAAATCTTCAACTTCCAAATCACTTCTCTCACCACCTGATAAAAGAATAGGTAATAAATCTCTACCCATTAATTCAGCAGGAATACTTCCTGTTGGAGAAGTCACTATGAGGTCGTCTAAAGCTTTCGCATTTCTTAAATAACTATCAATCATCAAACTAAATTGAACAGCACATTTGTAAACTTCATGTGTATCCCAACCTACTTCTCTAATTAACGATTCATCATCTTCACCAAATATTAATTGTACATCTTTATCAGCTGATATTCTGATAAATGCATCACCAACTTTACCTTTGATAATAAATTCACTCATAATTCTTTCTTCATTTTTTCTTTTCTCATGTGAGCCATGAAACGATTGAATCCTGTATCATTTAGAAAAGGAACATCTGTACCACTAGCATCGGTATATTTATTTGTTCTTAAGTATTCTAACATATACATTGAACCAGACTTCTCACCAATCTTGTGAGCATGATACATAGCACCTAATAATACTATTATGTATATTGCGTATTCTAAAATATTTACTAATTCCATAGTGTATCTAGTATATCAAAAGTGTACAAGCGGTATCAATCTATCTTGTAATCTTTTGTAGTCTGTCAATTTGTTGTTGTATGATAGCCTTTCTGTTTGGCCAATAGATGTATTCTTTATCTTCATTCTTCATTAAGTTTTGTAATAATGGTAGAATGAGTTTTTCACATTCAATTAATCTGTCTTTAAAGTCTAATGTTTTTTTATCGTCAATAGATGATAAGTTATCTTTATGGTCGTCTAGTTCACCTAATGTCTTAGAGATTAGGTTAGATAGTAAGTCAACTTTAGAATCAAGTTCTTCTATCTGAGCTGAGTTAGCTTGACCAGCAGAAGACTTAGCAACTTGTTCTAACTTCTTTGCTACTTCTTCACCAATACCGGCATCTTCACCTGTCTTAGTTTTTAGTTCATCTTGGTCTACAGCGGTAAACCCAAAATCGTTAATCTCTGTCATTTTTAAAATACTCTCTAAATTTTTTAAATTCTTCTTTTTTCATTAATCTTTGTTTTTGACTATGACTATGTGTTCCTGGTTTGTTGTCTTGTTTCCAAAACGACTTTCTTTTTGACCTTGGTTTGTTAGCATCCGGGTCAACTTTATCTGATTTGTTTATCTTCGCTAGTTCAGCAGGACTATGAAAACCACCTACCACTTCCCAAGGTTCGTGTTTAGGGTCTGATTTCTTTTTCATGATATCATGATTCATTACTTTTTTTGTGGACCCATCACTACCTTTTAATTCAATCTCATATCTGTTAATACCTTTTCTTTTATTACGAACAACAGTATAAGTTTTATTGTCTGGACTTTTAAGTTTAATATCTTTAACTACTTGTCCAGAACCATTTTTCAGAGGTATGTAAACCATTATACTTCCTTCGGCACCATTACTATTTTGATACCTCTTCTAGCTAATTCATTTCTACATTTCTGTTTAATCTTAGGTTTATTTCTATCGTCATTAATGTATTCAAATAATGATTCTTTAGACATAGTTTTCATATAGAAATGTTCAGTAGTAGTCTTACCTATTTTTCTATTAAGTGTTTTTACACTTGGTTTTAATTTTGTTGGCATATTCGTGTCTGTTAAATAAAAGAAAGAGGGAAGTTAATCCCTCTAATCTATAAGCTTATGAATCAGAGTTATCTTCTTCGGTTGTTTCGACAACTGGTGTTTCTACACCCACTGGTGCTTGTACAGCATCAGGTTGTTGTTCTTTCACCTCAGCAAGAAAAGATTCTCTCAGTCTTCCGACACCAGCTAGTTCTTCACCTTTAAATGCACCTCTTGCAGAGCATACATCAATGATTGAAACCACACCGGCTAAATCTTGGACTGTTATTACTTTAGTTTCCATTTTTTCTCCTGTCATAATAAATGGTTTATTAAAAACAAATTGAGATTGACGCTCCTCTAAAACGCGGATTGACTTACACAATCTCAATTCATATATTAATTTTACTACATAACTTGATTTCTGTCAAGTTAATTTTTTGTGTCTATCCTATGAAGGAAATCTTGACACACTTACTGCTTTATCTGGAACATCACTATCCGTTTGTTTAGTGATAGGAGTTTCTAGTGATACTAGAGCTTCATATCCAGATTGGACTCCAAGACCCTTCCATTTGGAAGAACTTGAATCCCATAAAAATTCTATTTGAGTATTTTTCATAGGGTCATGAATATTTAAAAGTCCTACTATAGGGTCAAACTGTCTTATCTCACCTACTCTTTTACCTTCAGGTGTAGTATAAAAAACAGTTCGTTCTTCTAATGTTAATCCTAGTTTATTACTCATTTAAGTATTTATGATTCTGACTTGTTTTCTTTTGGCCAAACTGTAGGAAAAGCTTCTGCAATTAATGCTTTAGTTATTCCTTTGTATGGTAATTTTTTACTCACCATTGACATAAGAAGTTTTGCTTCTGATTCATGAAACGACCTAATCATATTTAAATAAATATCTTCTCTTTTAGATTGTTTAACATCAGGACCACCTTTAACTAGATACGACAAATTTCTGTACGCTCTAATTAATCTATCTTCTGCTGTATCAATAGAAGCTGCACTACTCCATGATACACCAGGTGGTAGTTCTCCATCTGGTATTAACCACACTATGTTCTTTGCATACGCTCCTCTTAATACATACATAAAGTCTGCTCTTGATTCAAACGCTTGCAACATTTGTATTTTTTCTTTTTTTGTTTTGAGTTTAGATACTGCAGTTAAGATTTCAACTGTTGAAGCATCACTCGGTAATCTACTATAATCTATAGCCATAATTTAATCCACCTTTAGTAATATCATATTATTATTTATTCGTCCAGATACTTCACTAGACTTTGAATTTATTTCATTCATACACTTATTTAGTACGATTGAACCACCCTCTAAAATACGGTCAATAAAGTGTTTTGTCTTGACACCAAGTTTCTTACTCATTGATGTTTTAGAATCGAAGTTTTGAATTGTTGTTCCTTTAACTGAAAGACCACCTCTGTCTTCTGCTACATACCTAATCATTTCATTTGTCTTACTATTGAATACCCATAATTCTTTACACCCTACTATTCTACTTGGGTCTATTGATTTAACTTTATTGTCTGTATCATGTTCTAGAAAATTTAATTTTGATACAACTTTTGTAGCATTGATTGCTTTTGCTTTTCTTGGTTTTCTTACAGGTTTATTATTTAGAACATATCTTTCTGTATCTGTTTTTATTTTAAGTAAGAAATTATAGAAATCATCTTTTTCACTTTTAGTCATATGGTTGTAAGCTTCTTTAAGTTGTTTACAATCACCTGTTCTTGCTTCTTTAATTTCTTCTATTAAAGAATCATATTCATTAACGATTGAATTAGCTACAGCAGAGGAAGCACCTTTCTCACTTAAATACTTATACATATCAAATGGAATAATATCCCATGTATCAATTGCATAATCAACATCACCTAATAATTCTTGTCCTTTATTATTAATGTTTTCTTGAACTGAAAGTCTTTTCTTCTTAATGACCATATCAGTATTTAAATCTTTTTGTTTTAATTCTGTTGCTTTCTTATTATACTTTCTTAATTCTGAATGAATATATTTTTGATAACCTGCTGCACCTTCACCAGGATAATCATTATGGTCTGGAAACTTAATACCATTTTCTAATCCACGAATGACAGCTGCAAAGCTTTGTGGTAAAAACATTTTAGAAAATTTAGGTGCATTCTTATAACCATGTTTCTTTGCGTAAGATATTATGACCTGATTAACTTTCTTTCGGTCATACATATAATTATACCAATTGTAAAAAGCACCGACTGATTTATCTTCAAAAAAATCAACACCAGGTTCTAAACCCATGTGCATTTCATCTAAAGTAATTCTTGACGCTTTGGTTTTTCTTTTTGTTTTTCTTATTGCCATTTAATTATATATAATATTATTATTTTCCGATGTCTTTAATTTCACTTTTTGGTATCACTTGATACCCACCTTTATTGTATCCTATTGCTACTGTATAGTTTTCTGATACTTCTTTTTTATAAGAATCATCATAACTAGTAGGAATATATTTGTTTGATTCATAGGAAGGATATTTATTTCTATGTTCTTTTATTGCTTGCATTCTGTTTAGTTCTGTTTGACTCTGTTTTAACTCACCTTGTAAATGAGGTGGTGCTACTTTTCTTTTCTTAGTAGTCCAAGCTTTTGTTTTTCTTCTTTTACCATTTGGTCCATATCTCATTGATGAACCTAAATTTATCATACCCATAATCTATTTCCTTTTATAAAATATATGATTATCAATTCTTGTTGTTCTTTCTAAAGTGTCTGCCCAATAAGGATATACTTTATCTGAATGATAGTGAACAGCACCACCTGTGAGGTCCATAGGACGATTCTCCAGAAGATTAACAGCTATCATGAATGATTCTTCATATACAACTTGTTCATGCTCTAGAGGTACATCTGACTTCCCATCACAATACCAACTGAATTGACAATCGTGTAAATCAATACCACCACTAGGATAATATTTTGTTTGTTTAACTACATTACATATTGTATCAGGAAATACTTCGCTGTCAACTCTGTTAAGAACAACCTGACCTACAGCTACTTTACCACCAAGTGATTGATTACGCGACTCCCAATAAATGTTTGAAGCTAAACAATGATAATCATTTGATAAATCATATGGTGTATTGTGAATAGTTCTACTGATTTCATTTACTGTATCATTTGTGTCATTTACTGTATCTAAAATATAAGGTAGAACTACATCATGTATTTCATCTACTTTTTTAGTTAATGTATGTTCGTGATATATAACAACACCAATGGTTGCTAGTATTAAATAAATTTGATATTTTTTCATATTAGATTTGTTATTAAGTTTTTAATTAGAAACATAAGACCAACACCATTGACTATTATCAATGCTCTGTCTTGCCAAATAAAAGAAACAATCAACCAACCGAATACTCCACAGGTTGATAATATTAAATCATAATCTTGAAGTCCTTCTATACCTCTTATAGACATTGAAGCTAATACAAAACAAGATGATATCCATTTCAAATACCAATCTATTGTATACTTCGGTGTTGCTGACTTAAATATTCTTTTAGAGTTTTCTATCTCTTTCTGTTCAAACTTTGTCATAACTATTTGTTATTTATATCTTCCCCATAAATACAAAACCATATTGCCCAACAAAACAGTCCTGTAAAACTTGCAGCTCCGATAACTAATAACATTTCTTTTAAATGTGTGATTAAATATTCCATTTTTTCTCCATACTAAATATTAAAAAGGGTGAGAGAGGAAGTCAGGACACTTAGGGAAATTTCACTTGCTACAGTATATATCATTACGAAACCCAGTTTACGAAATCCTACTCGGGAATCCCTCTCTCATTGTTTAAACTTTATGCCATTGTGCATGACATAGAACAGCCGAATCCTGTCCATATCTAATGTCTGTATTATTAAAAATAGTCATTGCATGACTAGCAGCAACTCCGTCCAAGAATTTTCTACCACCGACATTCCAAGTGATTTCTTGTGTATCATCATTAAGATTTCTTCCGAATCTCCAATCATATAAACTGAAACCACCATATTCAGTATCATCGGTTATACCGTCATGATACTCATAGTCAATCACAAACTCTGTTGTGATTTTATCACCAATACCTTCGAAAGCTGGTTCGCCAAACATTTCAACTAACTCAGCATACGAAGCACGAATCTCTCCTTGGAGAGAACCACCATGACCAACCGTTCCCGGAACACATGGTTTAAATAATATACTTTCGTTTTTCATATTTTATACCTCTATTTTTTATTATGTACATAGTATAACAAAAGGGTACCAGCGGTGTCAAGCTAATTTTCCTATTGATACTTTTTTCCATTTTCTATGTGATTTACTAAATCCTTGATTTGACCTACCAAACTGAAACCAATTATCCAAAGTGATAATGTTGTTTTTAAAATACCCATTACAATACCCAGCTCGATTAAGAACATAAGTATGTGAAGGTATATTACAATCTGTTTTATCCCATACAGTTATTTCTTGTATACAATCAAAATCTGTAAAGTCTGTCATAGGTTCATATTTGTAAGCGAATGAATACCAACCTTTCTCCCAATGTGGGTGAGGATTAGTTTCATCATAAATTATTCTATTCATAAATATTTTGGTCCAGTCCAACCAACTGAATAATCATCACTAAAGATATTACCTCTTGGACTGTTTAGAGCTGGTGTATTCCAACCTGCTGATTTGAGTATATCACCCTCTTTAAAATCTATGAATGGACCACCTGACTTCTTTTTGTTGTTTACTTTAAAATCAGATTTAGCAATGAAACCCCAAACAGAAGTTTGATTTCTTTCACCAAAAGCTCCTATCACTAGTTTCAGATACTTTCTACCTTTAACAGAATAACCAAAGTCATTTTTGAACTCAGTAAACATCGGATGTTCGCCAGGAACTGTTTCTGGAAATCCTTTATTACCTTTAGAAGGCATGAATCTGTCATAATCTTCAAAGATTCTTAACTCTAATTCACTCAAAGCATTGAGAAATTCATCATCAAAACCCTCAAGGTTCTCCAATTTTACATACTTATCACTCATGAAACACTCCCCTTTTCACAAATTGAGTCTAGTTTGACCCAATCATATACCTTATTCATAGTCAATTTGACCACCCTTTTGTTCGGAGAAACGACTGTATAATCAAGAACAATACCATTACTCTTAAGAATACTTACCTTTCTCAGAAACTTTTTATAATCTGCTTGTGTTATTTCAATTAACATATTAAGCTACCTCCAATTTTTCCCATGAACCAGAACCTCTAGTACAAGAACCTTGTCCTTCATACCACCATTCTAATTCGATTGATTTAAATACTTGTTTATAAAGTATCACCGTGTCAAATTCTCCAAGCTTTCGACTAAAATCATCTAAACAAAGTTCAACTCTTGCTACAATGTAATCATCAAACACTTCATCAACATATCCTTCATACATTTTACCTGAATGTTTATATCTAATACCTTCGAAAGGTTCTTGAAAGACATCTTTCAAAGATTCTTTTTCTATCTTTATTGAATTGAGTCCTTCTTCGGCGAACTCTGACCAGATTCCATTTTCCATATTATTTACCTCTTTCTTTATCATGTCTATAGTATACAAAAAGTGTACCCGCGGTGTCAAGTATTAAGATACTATGTAAGAGACACCATGAATTATTGAGAATACAACAACCCAAGGGAACATCATACCAACAGCTGGACTACTAAAGAACCAGATGTCTAATTTTCGTAAGTAAGTTTTCATCATGTTTATAGTATACAAAAAGGGTACCAGTGGTTTCAAGTACCGGAAAAAAATTTTGGTTTGAGACGAAAAAAAATATAGAAAAAAAAATTTTGATATCATGGTTTTGAAATTGGTTTAGTTTTCTTTGAACAACCAGGTTGCAGTAAGTCCGTATATCGATATGTGGTATTCTGAGTCTCCACCTACCCCCCCTATTTGACAACGCATGTACACTTTTGATATACTATGTACATAATGAAAAATAAGAAAGATTACACACATAGACTGAATCTTACTCACATCGCAACGGAGTATCCAGATAGTGTTCTTATAACGAAGGATAACTTCAATGATGTTGTTAATAACATAACAACACCAGAGAAGCTTCTTGATAAGACTCTTGGTGATGATTGGGATAAAGATTTCTTTTATGATAACATGACAACAATATAGAGTTTAACTCTCCCTAGTATTCGTTCCGGGAGAGTACTCTGAAACCCTTATAAACAAAGGCCTCCGATGGAGTCCTTTTTCTATGTAACTGTCTTATACCCGTCTGGTGTATCTACGAATGTATCTGTTGAATGTCTTGGTGTCCATGAGATGGGTGTGAAGTCTTTGAGATGAGATAGTCTTAGTCTTATATGTATCATATCATTTAAACACATACTGTCGTGTCTACATTGCCATTGTAGGAGAAACTCTTGTATTTTAGCTTTATTCCGATGAGGGGTAACAAGGAGTAACTCCTTCTCTAGTTCGTTACTATTCGCTTCTTTTATAATACTACTACTTCCGAAGTACTTCTCGAACTGTTTCTCTGGTTTACACGAATAACCTATATAGTAGCGGCCGTCTTTGAAGTAAGTACAGTAAACTCTATGAATCTTTGAAACTCTTTTAGACTTTTTTGTTTTCTTTTTCATGAAGACTTTCGTATTCTCTCTCACACTCGGTTATTTGATACTTTTCATGTGTTCTGTTAGTGTTTACACATATAAAAGACATTAAGAATCACCGAATAAGTCTTTCACATTACTTGAATTAACATCTAAAGACCCAAAAGATTCATCTCTCTCTGAGATAAACTCTCTATTCATTGGTTGTTTTCTTTGAAAATTGTGTAATCCTATACGAACTAGATGTCGTATTAAGTCACTTCTGTTGAAGTTTCTGTCTTTACACCATTGGGATTGTAAAGCTTCGTCTAATAGTTCTACTATGTGAACTTCGAATCTTATGTTTTGACTCTCTGTATATCTTCTTATTGCCATGATAAGAAGTATTTATAACTCTATTCTTTGTCTTCTTTGAGGTCTTCTAAAGCTTCTTCTAAGTCTAATTCTAACTGTATTTCTGAGCTCGTAACCTTCGTGCCTTCGGTTATTGATTGTTGCGCGGCGTCATTGATGAGATTGAATCTTTCTAATTCTGTTATCTCTTTGACATTATTACGATATATCTCTCTTATTTTAGAACCTAACATCATGTCATTTGCGTTCTCTTTTACTAGTTTCTTTAGTTGTTTGTATGTTATCATGACCATATTCTCTCTATGAAAGCAGCTATAAATGTTATTGGAATGAGTGCTACTAATACAAAGATGAAGTAGTCTATTATGTCTGGAAAGTTATTCATACTTTAGTTCTCCTTTTTTTGATTGCATATTGTTTGTCTTGTGGTATTTTTCTTGTTTCTAGTGTTTCTTTAATGTAATCTTTAAACATTTCAGCACCTTTAAAGCCTCTTGAAGGTGGGTATAGATTGTCTTCATTCTCCATAAAGAATAGACACATCAACGCTACATCTTCAAACGCTACTGCTACATTATTGAACAATAGAATCTTATCAGTTTCGTTCTTACTACCAGGAACATAAGTGAATTTGTTTAGATTCTTCATGCTGTATGTTTTAAAAGTCTTACTCTTTCTTGTTCATTCATGATACATTCCATCCATAAATCAAACATAGGACCTTTTCTAGCTGGGTCATGTTTGTATTCAAATCTTTTACATTTTTCGTATAATGGTTGTAGTTCTTCCATATCAGGTTCAATCTTCTGTTTGTTGATTTCTACGATTGAACAAGATGTTAATGACATTAATACTAGAGAACCTAGTATCAGTAGGGTGTATATGTTTGTTTCTAGATTTACTCTAGTGAACTGTTCCTTGATTGTTTTCTTCATAATCTATATTCTCCTCTTCACGATATATTTCTTCACCACAAAATGTACAATAGTGTGGAATATACTGTAATCCCATTTCGTGTTCTATCGTAAAGTCTGCTCCACATTCTTCACAAAACATCTCAATACAATTTTCGCCATGATGTTCTATGTTTTCCATGTTTAAATCCTTCTTTCTCCGTTAGTCCATTGTTCAAATTCTGTAAATCCACCGATATACTCTCCATGAGCTGTTATCTGTGGAAATGTTCTTGCTGTTGGAAACTTCTCAAAGAGTTCTTCTCTGGTAAAGTCTTCGTCCAACATTTTGTATGTATATTCATATCCTTTTTGTTCACATAAGTTCTTTGCTCTAACACAATAAGGACATGCTGGTTTACTGTATATTTCAATCATTTCATAGTCTCCTCAATAAATCTACCAATAGTATTTATGTCATTGTCAGATAACATACCTGCTTGTGCCCACATTGTAGCACTCATAGGACCTATTTGTTCTCTGTTTTTGTATTGATTCAGTCTGTTTATTATGTAATCAGCATTCTGTCCTGCAAGTTTTGGAAATACTCCCATACCTTGACCTTCGTTGCCATGACATGCTGCACAACCAGACCATAAACTTTTGATAGAACTAAATTCATCAACTGATGCAAGTGCTTGTTTTCTCTGTTCTATTTCAACACTAGTACCATTGATTCTTACATATTCTTCATAACATTCACCGGTGCATGAATGACCACCACCGACACCAGAATATTCTAAATCTGGATATATTTTTATACTAAAGAATGCTACTATACATAACACTCCGAACATTGTCATTCCTAATTCTTTCATTCAAATATTTTTCCTATTAATACCATACTTCCTAACATCATGAAAAATATAACAACTTGTACTACTGACATGATTGCTACTTGTTTCATCGGATGTACTTCTACTATTTTTTCTACAACACTTTCATCTGGAGAAAGATTGACTACTTGTAATATTTTCTTATCTATCTCCATTGATACCTCTATCAATCCATATAAAAAAGAGTGGTGTTATCCACGCTAATGAGACAAGACTAATAAATGTTATTAGTTCACCGATATTCTCAAATGGTTCCATCATAATTTAAACTCTCCAAATGTATTTTCTTCTATATCTTGTTTTATACCACCAATAATATATGATTCTATTTCTGTTTCTTGTGGTGCATTTTGTTGTCCTCTACTTGATAACCAATGTTGAGTCCATGGTAAAGGATTATTTCTACTTGATATATCATATATAGGTTCTAAACCAATACCTTTTAGTCTTTTGTTAGCAATATATTCAACATAATTACTTAGTAATGTTTCTGACAACCCAATCATTGACCCATCTTTAAACAAATATTTCGCCCACTCTTTTTCTTCTTCTACTGCTTGACGATACATATTATAGACTTCATCTTCACATTCTTTCATTATAGATAACATTTCTTTATCATTTTCAAACTTTTTATAGTTTTTTATAATATGTTGTGATATAGCTAGATGTTGAGATTCATCTCTTGCAATCAAAGATATAATCTTTGCACTACCTTCCATAAGTCTTAACTCTCCGAATCCAAATGTGCATGCAAATGATACATAGAATCTTACACCTTCTAATATGTTAATTGATATCATCATCAAATAGAATCTTTTTTTAAGTTCTCTAGTATCTTTAACATATCCTAATTGATACTTTTGAGCATATTCTATAAAATTATCATAACATTTAGTGACTGACTCAGCTCTTTGAACTATTTCTTTTGTATCTAAAATAGTATCAAACACTTCTGCAGGATTTGGATATAAGTTCTTCATTATATAAGTGTATGACCGACTATGTATAGACTCCATAAAGTCCCAAGCAATGATGCATCCTTCAAGTTCTGGAATAGAACAATACGGCAGTAATGCTAATGCAGGACCACGACCTTGAACTGAATCTAATAGTGTCTGATATTTTAGATTCGCTGTAAAGATGTGTTTTTGTCCTTCGTCTAATGATTGATAATCATTTCGGTCTTTTTGTAGAGATACTTCTTCTGGTCTCCAGAAGTATCCTAGTTGTGTTTGTGTTAACTTATCAAATATAGGATATTTAAACTCGTCATATCTTTGTGTATTCAATTCTTCACCAAAGAACATCGGTTGTTTTAAAGTGTTTACTTTGTTTTTATTAAATACACTCATATTGCACACGCCTCACAATCTTCTTCATCATCAAAATCTTCATAATTGTCATTTGATACTATATCTTTTGCTGTTGAATCATCTTCTATATCTTCATCTGTTTTACTATCGTAAGTATTTTGATAATAAGATGTTTTCCAACCATATTTGTATGTGTTTAACATATCTTTTGCCATTTCAGATAATGGTACTTCATTATTATCATAATTTTCAGGATTATAACTCCAATTACCACTTATTGCTTGGTCAAAAAACTTTTGCATTACTGATACAACTTTGATATACCCATCATTACTTGGCATATCCCATAATAAAGTATAATTGTTCTTTAAATGTGGATATCCTGGAACTATTTGTTTGAGAGGTCCTTTTTTAGATTTTTTAATTGATAAGTAATCTCTTGGTGGTTCTATACCATTTGTCTCATTCGACACCACAGAGGAACTCTCCGAAGGCATCTGAGCAGATAATGTAGAGTTTCTCATTCCGTGTTTAATAACTTCTTCTCTTAATGATTCCCAATCACATTCATAATCTGGATTCACTAATTCATCAACATCTTTTTTATAATGGTCTATTGGTAATAGTCCTTGATGATATTTTGTCTGATTATAATACCCACAAGAACCTTTCTCTTTTGCTAGTTCAACAGATGTTTTAATCAAATTGAATTGAAAATGTTCACTCAATTTGTGAACTAATTCATGTGCTTCTTTATCATCATATTTTAATTTGTTCTTTGCTAGAAAATGTGCTAGTCCAATATAACCAATACCAAGACTTCTTCTATTGACTGTTGAATGTTCTGCTGCTGGAACAGGATATCTCTGATAATCAATTACTTCATCTAATGCTCTTACTGTCAAATCACATAATTCAGGTAAATCTTTTAAATCAGTAGTCAGTTGACCAACATTGATAGCAGACAATATACAAAGTGCTATTTCACCTTTAGTATCATTTGGATTTTGTAATGGTTCTGTTGGTAATGTAATCTCTTGACACAAATTAGACATATTGATTTTTGATTCTTCTTCAACAAAAGATGAATGACTATTACAATGGTCTATATTCATGATATAGATTCTACCTGTTTCTGCTCTTTCTTTGAGCAACTCCATGAACAATGATTGAGCATTTATTTTAGTTTTGGGTACTGAATAAGCTCTTTCATATTGTTCATAGAGTTCATCAAACTTTTCTGTACCAAACGCTTCATATAAACCAGGTACTTCATGTGGACTAAACAGAGTTATATCTTCATTTTTTAGAAATCTTTCATAAAACAATTTTGATATTTGTATTGAATAATCTAATTTTCTGACTCTGTTGTCTTCTGAACCTTTGTTGTTCTTGAGAACAATAATGTCTTCAATTTCTTGATGCCATATCGGAAAATGAACAGTTGCTGAACCGCCACGAACACCATTTTGAGTGCAACAACGAACTGTCGATTCAAACTTTTTAAGAAACGGAATGACTCCTGTATGTTGAACCTCACCACCTCTAATCTTCGAACCCAATCCTCGTATTCTGCCAGCATTAATACCAATTCCCGCACGCTGAGCAACATAACGACCAATAGCCATATCAGAACTAAAAATACTGTCCAAAGTATCATCGCTGTCAACAAGAACACAACTTGCAAACTGTCGCAAAGGAGTTCTGATGCCAGACATGATAGGTGTCGGAATGTTGATTTTAAATGTTGATACAGCATCGTAATATCTTTTGACATACGATAACCTCTTTTCTTTCGGATAATTCTTGAATAAGACAGCAGCAATCAACATATACATATATTGTGGTGATTCAAATATCTTTCCAGAACTTCTGTCTTGAACTAGATATTTGTCAACTACTTGTCTTAATCCAGCATATGTAAACAACATATCTCTATCGTGTTTCATATAACTGTCTAATTTATCCCACTCCTCTTCACTATAATATGTGATAAGTTTATCATCATACACTTCATAATTAATATTCCGTGTGACAATATCTTTCAATGGAGGATAAATCTTTGAATCTTTCCATTTAGTGTTAAAAACACTTTTTCTTATTTGAAACAACAACAATCTTGCTGCTACATATTGATAATTAGGTGTTTCTAAACTTATCAAATCTGCAGCTGATTTTATGAGAATACTTTGTATCTCTGTTGATGTAATTCCATCATAAAATTGTAATCCTGAGTTCATCTCTACAGATGATTCAGACACTCCAGCAACATCTTTACATGCTGCTTCTACCATTCTATGTACTTTTTCTAAATCTATTGGTTCTAACTCACCACTTCTCTTAACTATTCTAGTTTCTATCTCACCCACTAACTTTACTCCAATCACTCAAGGCCATTCTTGCTGATAACCCTGAAAATTTATTATTATTAATTACTTCTTCTATGTACTTACTCGAAAACCCATTTAAAATCATATCATTTATGTCTTTCTGTTTTATATGTTTCGGCCAGAAACATATTGTAAAACCATCATCAATAATTTGACTCATTTTTTTCACTAATTCATTATTTCTACTTTCATTATCGAATACTACCACAGCTTGTTCTGTTGGTACATACGATTTTAATTTTGAGAAATCACTTCCTGCGACTGCAATCGCATTCGGGAGAAACAAGCTGTCAATGGGTCCTTCTGTAACATAAACTTTTTTATTGTAATCGACTGTTCGTAAGCCATAGATGAGAGATTCCGTTTCATCAAATTTTAGTGTTAGATATCTAAGTTTGTTATTGTTAAGAGCCCTACCTGAAACTCCAATTAGTTTTCCCTGTCTTGAATAGAAAGGTAAAATCAGTCTTGGGTCATTTCCAAATACTCTATCTTTATACTTATAATCCAAAGAACTTAGAGATTGACTATTTTCAATATAGTACAATTCATCCCATTTGTCTTTTGGAACCTGTCTATGATTAAGATAATCTCTTGCTTGTTGTGAGTCAACAGCAGATACACAACCAACTTTTTTAAGTGGGTCGTCTTTAAATATTTTTGTTGACTTTGGTGTCTTTACTATTTCTGTAAATGTAGGTTCTTTTTTGTAGAACTTTTCTACAGCATACTGTTTCCAGAGAGAATTATCTTGTTCTTTAAGAAACTTACTAAACGGTTTAGAGACACCACAGTTATGACACTTGTAGATATATGTCTCTTTCATTTTAAAATGATATCCTCTTGCTTTGTGAGGATTCTTTTCTGAATCACCACAATAAGGACATGAATGATTTAATAGTTCTTCATTCTTCCACTTACTATTGCGAAAGCGAGAACTAACTAATCGTAAATATTTCTTATCAACCCAAAACATAATGTATACTACTATTATACTAGTATACTCTATTTTGTCAAGCTTATTGTTTGAGTTTTACTTCTGCACCGACTGCAGGTTTATCATTGATTGTCACATTACGATAATAGACTATAACTTCCTGTACTTCTCTTATGTATCTTCTTAGTTCTTGCATATTACCACTCATAATTTCATAATCACCAACTGATATAGCCATGAAAACTACATCACCATTATTCATTTCTGCATTTTCTTCTAAGAATCTATCTAAATATGAATATCCTTCCGGCCAATCATTTTCTTTACCATATTTACATACTCTTACAGGTTTACCATTCTCTTTTAACAAACCATCTGGATGGTCCATTTTTGGTCTTTTACCTTCTGTATCTTTTACACATGGATTAACTATTGGTGCTGTAGAAACTACATGCCATCTAACATCTTCTAAATCTATACCTCTTGGCATAGCTGGTTGAATGATTTGTATATCAATAGGTTTAGAACTAACCGTTATAGGTTTAGTTCCAAATGTAGAACAACCACTAATTATTAGGGTTAATATCGCTGGTAATATCGTCCAGCGAGTCAAGTTCTCTGCTATCTTTTTCGATTGTGTCAAAAACATCTTTAGTTCCTCTATTCACTTTTTCTTCTAATTGACCTGGTTTTGCTATTGCTATTTTATTCAAGTCATGTCTTTTAAATATATCCATATATCTTGCTGCTTCAGCTTCTATTTGAGCATTTTTGTTCATTAAAGCATTTAAAGATTCACCTTGTTTTTCGTATGATTCTTTAATCGCTGCCAAAGTTTCTTCTTGTTGTTGAATAGCAACTTCTAGTTGCATGTTATTCATAGTCAATGTTTGATTTTCTGAATATAACCACCAACAACCTAATCCTAAAATTAAAATTATTGCTATAAAAAATTGATTCATGAATTATCCTCAATATATTGTTTCAAATCACCTACAGTATGAAGTGATTCAACATCTTCATCAGGTATTTCAATTTCATATTCATTTTCAATACCCATTACAACTTCTACTATATTTAGTGAGTCTGCACCCAAGTCATTTACAAAGTTTGATTCATCTTTGATTGATTCTTGTTTTATGTTTAAATTTTCTGCTATTATTTTTTCTACCATCCATGACATTATGAAAATCTCCTTTGTATATATTTAAATAATCCGTATATTGTTAGTCCATAGCATGCTAATACAGTCATTGGTAATGCTATGTATGCTAGTTCCCAAGGACTTAAAAATAGTATTTGCCATGTGAAGTCTGCTACTGCTTGTGCATCACTTGTTGATTCAACAGCAGTCAAATTTGTTTCATCTATGATATCTAATTCATATTCCATAATAAAGTCTACCCATTCATCTTCAGTAAAACAAATTAATTCTTCTGGACACTCAATCATAATACTTTACTTCACCTTCTATTGTTTCTGTCATGTAGTCCATTGGTGTTGCTGTTTTTAATTCTACTAGTGTACCTTGATAAGTTTTAAATTTCATGTGTTTTGGTGCACATTTGTAAAATTTTCTTACTGTAAAACTTTTCACTAAAGTATCAACTACCTGACCTTCTGTATCATATTTTGTGTGTGTGACATGAAGATATTTATGGTCTTCAAACAGACTCATAAATTTTAAATACAACCACACAAAAAAGTCTTTAACTTTTTTAAAGAAATTAGACATCATGACCACCTTTTTTATTATAATCAATCATATCTTTTATTCTTTTTAAAATTTTCTTTTTCTTACGAACTATGACTGTAGAAGAATCATCACCGGTACCAGCAATATGAGCACCTGTTGTAGTTCCCATTTCTTCTGCAGCGATTTCCCACTCTTTAAGTTTCTTTTCTCTAAGTCTTGGTTCTTTTCTATTGTAATTTTTAGATACTACTGAAAGATTAGATTTATCATTATTCATAGGATTACCGTCTTTATGGTGAACATCTTTATCTGAAGGTGCTTTAACTGACCTTCGAGCTGCGTTTCGTGCAGCTCTTCTTAACTTTTGTTCTGGTTTAGAATGATAATTCTTGTATTCTTTCTTATAATTTCTCATAGACATTTTCGGGTGATGATACATCATAAGGGTCTTCCGTATGATTATCACATTTACCTTCTTCGGCAAACATTTGTTCTACTATACCATTATTTATAACAGCAGCGTATCTCCAACTTCTTGTACCAAATCCCAAATTGTCTTTTTTACATAACATACCAAGTTTTTCTGTAAGAACACCAGACCCATCAGCTAACCAACGAACATTTTTAATATTCTGGTCTTCAAACCATTTTGACATAACAAAAGCATCATTGACTGATACACATATTATTTCAAATATACCTTTCTCTTGAAATTTTTCATACATTTCTTCAAAACCTGGTAATTGTTTTGTTGAACAAGTTGGTGTGAATGCACCTGGTAGACCAAATAGAATAACTTTCTTTCCAGCAAAGTATTCTGTGGTGTTTATATCTTGAAATGGTGCTTGTTTTAGTGTTAAATTATTGATATCCATAATATATTCTCCTTTTCTATCTCAAATCATGACCTGAACAAATCATCATTTGGTTTTTATCAATGTTGTACATACGAAATAAAGGTACACCATACACTTTTCCTACAGGTTTTGCACCTGAATGAATCAATGTATCACCTCTTTCGCCTTCTACTTCTTCATCTATAATCATACTTCTTTTTAGATGAAATGTTTTTTCAGTTTCTAATTTTTTAATTGGTAAAAATTCTTCTAATAGATTTTCTGGTATATAATCACCTTCTTTTAGATACTTAAAAACTTCTTTATCTAGTTGTGTTCCAGATAAATTACAATGTTCTTTAATTAAAAATAGTGCTGCAGCATACGATGCAAGTCTAGTCTTACCCAATGGTAATACTTCTATTAGTCTTTTTAGATTGAATACTAACCGATGTAAAAAAGTATATGCTTTTTTCTTTTCAGAAGTATTGATTTTGACAGTCTTATCTCTTTTACCATTTTTATCAATGATACCAAATTGATAAGCTTCGTGGTCTTCCCATTTAGTTGTTAAGAGTTTAAGAACTCTAAATGTGATAACTGTATCTATAGCTCTACTTGCCATTTATATTTCTCTCATTCGTTTTGTGACTTTTTCATCTAGTGGAAGTTCTATCTTCCATTTTTCATCAATATATCCCAAGTACAAAAGACAAGTCTTTAATGTAGGCCAAAATTCTTTCTCAAGTTTGAACTCAAGCATTCTAAGTGTATTGTCTACACCAAATAAATTACATAATACAATTATGTGATTGAGTATTAATCTTTCTCTTAACTCACCTGTTTTATGATATCGTTTTAGTAATCTTTTCAAATATCTAAATCTTCGAATGTCTTCATAAAATTCTTCTGTAGAAGTACATTGCGGATTATCATAATGTCTGATTGCAAAAAGAGTAAAATTCTCCTCGTTGAGTTCTTCAAATATATCCATCATGTAAGTATATAGTACTTACAAAAACTAGTTCAATTTAGCTGATATTTTATATCCACCATTTCCACTTGTTTCATATGATACACTCATAGACAAGTCTTCTGGTATTACAGGTTCTAAAATGTGAGTTTCTGCTGGGTCAAATTTTTCACCAAATTGATGAACATTTAATGATATATTACCTGAACTACCGAACTCTTGTTCTGACATAGTAAATGTAAGACCTAGTTGTTGAATTTTACCTGCTAATTGTGTTAGTGCTGCTTCAACACTCATATATTCCATACTAGAACACCCTTCTAACCATGTATTGACTCTAACTTTTACATCTTCTTGGTCAAGTCTATGGAAATCGGGTGGGACATCTGAAGTTATCCCACCTGAATGATGATATTCTTTTATATAACTTTTAAAAGATTTCATAATATTATCCTAATTAAGCTGTTACTGTAATTGAACCTGCTGCTGTTCCAATCGCTGAACTATTTGTAATAGTTGCGTTTGTTGAAGTACCAGCATCTTTAATTGTACCAGAGTTCAAGTTCATAGCATTAGTACCGATTGTTAATACATCATCAGCATTTGTAGCTGCATTGGCTGCTGCTATTGCTAATGTGAACACTAACTCATTTGTACCTGTTCCAGAAGCGTATGGTAAGTTGTGAGGTCCACGACCTGTACCTGTACCTTCGTTTCCGTTGGTTACTGCTACATAAGGTGTTCCACTTCCTGTATCTACATCAACCGGTTCGTTAAAGAATACTCTAACAGAAAGACTAAATCCGTCTGATTTGTCTGCTGCTGTTGTAATCCAATCTATTTCAGTAATATCTGCTGAACCTAATGAAGTTGCTAGAGAACCGATGGCCACTAAAACTTCTGGAGTAGCACTTGTATTACCATTTCCAGATTGTGTAGAGCCTGCTTCTACTACCCAACCGCTAGCGTTCGCATATACTTCTTTCTTTTGTGCAGTTGTCAAGTGTTTAGGTTTTGACTCGTCTGCGTCTGTTGCTCCCCATAGTGGCATTTTTATTTCTCCTAATTTAAAAAATTTTAATTCTATATGTATTTATACATTTAGAATCTTTAAAAATTTTAGAAAAGACCTTTTATCCTTTTGCATTGCCTTCTGTACTTGAAGTCTTTGTTGAGATTTCACCTTCTCTAAATTTTTGATGATATTTTCAGCTTCTTTTTTTGATATTTTAACTTTACTTTTATCATCTAGTTTTATTTCACTGCCTCCACTTAAGTCTGCAGCTCCTTTAACCTGAACGAATACATTTCGGTCAGCTTTACCTTGTTCTCCTTTGTTCCCTTTGTTATTAAAGAAATCAATAGCAGCTCTGGTAATCAGTTCGTCTTTAGCATCTTTATACTTACCACCCAATTTTTGAGCTAGTTTGTCAATCATGCTAAGTAATTCTCTTTCAGATTTAGCTTTTTGAACTAAACCATATAAGAGATTATTACCTGCTTGTGTAGGCATCCCCATATCTGGTGCTCTCCTACCTTCAGTAATCATCATTTTGCCGGATACGCCCAAGTCCCAGGTCTAAAAGGTGATGCATAATCAGCATCCCAATCTAACTGAACATCTTGTGCTCTTGCTTTTTTATCTTTTGTCTTTTTAGCAATTTCCATAGCTACTTTATTCATCTCTATAAATTCACCAGCTACTTCTACATCATTCTGATGCCCTATAGATATTATTGGACCATATTTTGAGTCCACATAATACCGAGCTGTATTTCCTCCACCGGCTCTTCTTGTTAAACTTTTAGCTATGGGAAACATTCTTTTAGCTTCGTTTTCATCTGAAAACACAATATCCATCTGTGCTATTTCATCACCTCTTTTCAACTTTTTAAGGTCTTTTTCAAGCTGTGATGTTTCATTTATTAGTTCTTCATTCATTAACAGTTGATTGTTAAGAGTTCCAATCATTGTAATTATAGCGTCTCTTGCATCAAGAACTTTCTTATAAGATGGGTTGTATTTTGTATCTTTAAGTGTCCTATCACCCATTGTTGAAATTTTCTGATAATCTTTTAAGACCTTTTGCATGTCTTTAGAAACTTTTCTCATTGCATCAACTTCTTGTCTTTTAGTTTCAGATATTACACTTTCTTTCATTGGGATTTTAGATGCATTCATTGGAATTTTAGCTGCAATTCTATAGAATTTCTTTATAGCTTCAAGACCCTTTACAATACCTGAACGAACCATTGAGAACGCATTTGCAGATAAACCTGAACCTCTCATAGTCTTCTCTACTTCTTTGAGTAATTTCTCAAATTGTTTTTCAAGTTTTTGAACATTCTTTACATCTTTATCGTCATATGGTTTTTCCATAAGATTTAATATCTGTTCTGAAATAGGTTCACCTTCAGGTATGTATGAATTATTAAGTATTATATCATCTATCCACGCATCTGTTTCATCTACATCATCAGTTCTAATTTCACCATTATCCATTGCCCAAGAAACTAATTCTTCTTCTGCTTTTCTGTCAAAATTACCTGTTTTTTGAAACTTTTCTATTGACCTTGAATGTTTTTTAACTAACTTCTGCCATTCTCTATCTCTAGGATATTCTTTTGCAACTTCTTTTGCACCTTCTGATAATGGTTCATTAAAATTATATCCTTGTCCTGGTGTTGTCCAACTCATTTTATTTTGCTCCTATACCTTTACTTGTCTTATTACTTTCTGTAATAGTTTAAAATCTTCTTTTGTCATTCTCGTAAAAGGTCTTGGGTAATGTGAGGATTTTGATTGAGTTAATACTATTGTATCTTTACCTTCCTCTTTAAAACTCCAACCTGTAGGACTTTTAAAAGGCATTTTAGCTTCATTTAATTCTCCAATCATTTTTTCTCCTTCATTTACTGCTTCTTTTTTAACTTCTTTATAACCATCTCTTTTTAGTTGTGCAATTTTATTTTTATCTTTCATAGGTATAGTAGCACTCTCATAATTACCGCCTTTGGTTCTTACTAGTTTAACATGAGTCTTTTTAAGCTTATTTATAATTGCATTTGACATACCATCTTGACCCCAAAACTGGCCTTCAAGTTTGAGTTTCTTACGAAGTTTATCTAGTTCTGCTTTGTTCTTTTTGAATGCTGGTGAACCATGAGGTAAGTCCATACCTTTACTAAGGAGTTTGTACATTTGAGTTTTATCTGCTGGACTTAATGAATCAAAAGAAACTTCATTTACTGATTCTCTTGCTGCTTGATTTTTTTCAGCTTCTTTCTCTGATTCATCTTTTTTCTTTTGTTGTTCATTTTCTCTCTCATGTTTCATTTTAAGAGCATCATTCTCACTTTCTTGTTTGTCTTTTAATCTTTCTGCTTCAACAGCTTGTTTAGCTTTTAAATCTGCTGCAGCAGCGGCATCTTCTTGAAGTGTTTCTTCTTTAAGTGAACCAGATTTAATTTTGAATACATCACCACCTTTTGTCTTCTTAAATGTATTCAGATTCTTCTTAAATAAATCTTTAAAATTCATTTTTTTATATTTTGCATATAATTGTTTATCTGTCTGAGAAACATGCATCATATAACTAATAAATTTATTTGCTATTGCATCAGCTGTTCTTCCTTCATCTCTACCACGACCACCAGCAATATCTCTTAATGCTGAAATAGTGTTAATGTTCTCTCTAGGATATATTTTCATAATTGATTGAATGCTTTCATTCAAGTTCAAGTTTGATTTAAAATATCCTTGTCCTGGTGTTGTCCAACTCATATTATTTAGCCTTTATATATCCTAACTTTCTCATTTTTTCACGAAAATTAGTTCTTCTACCATCAATCTTCGTGCTAGAAGGGTCGACTTTTACTTTTTTGTTTTCGTCAGTTTCTTTTTTACCAGACCAATTTTTATCGATAAAATTATAAAATTCTTTTTCTTTATCACCTTTTAATTCAGCAGGTGAACTTACATTAAACTTTTTAAGAGTTTTCATAAAGAATTTTTGATAAGCTGTTTGTTCTTTCTCTGATAAAGCATTGTAAAATTCATTGTTAAACGATTCATTAGCTAATCTTAACATTCTTTTTACTTCCGGGTCATCTGATAACCCTTTCTTAATTTTTTCAATAGCTTTGACTGCACCTGTCATATTACCACCGACATATCTTTTGTCAAATGCAATACCACCAGCCATTCTAACTAATTTCTTTGGAAATTTAGCTTCTGAAATAACTTGATTAAATGTTTTCATATCTGAATCCTCATATTTAAATGTAAATGATTTACCTGTATGTTTATCTTTTAAGTTATAAGTATTCTCACACATTTTTAAAACAGGACCTCTGGCTTTCATTCCATCAGGTTTTACAAAATCTACTTCTAATTCTTCTTCTAAAGCTTTATCAATATCAGTTCTCGTATAATTAACTACATCTAATTTTTCATCTGTTATAACTGACTCTAAAGCTAAAAGCATTCTTTCTGTTTCTCTTTCATCAAATACATCATTTAATTCAGATATATTATATGTTAAAAATCCTAATTTGCCAAGCGTTTTTTGTATTTGTTCTACTTGTAATTCTTGTTCTGTAATCATACCAAAACAATCACAAGCTTCTACAATGTTTTCTCTTATAGCATGTCTTGTTCCAAAACCTTCTGTCTCTATACCAACAGCTTTTGGAAATGCTTGTGATTTTAATTTGAATGGTGACCTCTTTGCTTGTTCATGAGATTCTTTCATCTTAATAGCTTTAGAGATTTTCTTTCTTCTGTTTTTAAGATAAGCGTCAGAATCATCTGTATCACCATCGTTGTCAATATCATCATCAGCTTTACCAACAGGGTCTAACTTATCTTCTTTCATACCTTTTGCTTTGAAACCAATTCTCATTTTCTTCATTTTTTTCTTAGCATTTCTAAGTTTATTCATAATCTTACCAAAAATACCACTAAGGTTTTCTGTAATTTCTGAATCAGAAGTATTAAATGATTCAAACTGTATTTCAGCACCGACTGCATCTTCAATAGCGTACGCTAATTCTTCTCTGGTCATAGTATCACCAGCACCTAAACTTCTTGGTAATTTATCAAAATGTTTCATCATGTAATTCCAAAGATAACCAGCAAGTTGTGAATCACCTTTTAAATTACTATATCTCTTAACTTCTTGTTGAAGTAAAACATTCATTCTTGTATTTGCCATAGTAGCTTGCATTCTAGCTTTTTGTAGGTCAGCACCTCCCTTATCACTTACCAAGAATGAAAAATAGTAATCACCATCTCTTACCGGATAACCTAAAAATGAAAAACTGTTTGCTTTATTTTGATTAGGTAAAAATACAATTATATCTTTTTCGTTGTCTAATATCCACTGTTTTTCTTTTGCATCTATACCAATTTTACTTGCGTATTGTTGAACTGTTGCTCGTTTTGACATTGCTTCATCTAATTTCTGTTCATTAGCTGGGAATCCTTTCAATGGTTCTTTATCAAACTCATTTTTAGCTGCAAGTAGTTTCTTTGCTTTCATTCTGTCAAGATATTTGAACTTATAGACTTTGTTATCTTTGTTGTCTTTTAGAGTATAACCATCTCCAATTGGTCCCAATTTAATAATTGTACCTTCTCTTTTATTACCATTGTTATCATAGAAGTCTACTACTGTTCCAACTTTAATTGATTTTCTTGTTTCTGCACCCATACCTTTTCTTGCAAGAGTTCTATAGTTTTCTGATATTATTCCTTCATCTATCTGTACCGATTCGTAATTAGGATTAAAACCAGGAATATCGACTTTATCTAATTGATATAAAAATCCTTTTGATTTAGATAAATCTTTACCCATGACCTTGATACCACCAGATTGTTTTTTAACTTTATTACCTGTTTGTTTTGCAATCTTCTGTAATGCTGTAAATACTTTTGGGTCTTTAGTGTGAACAAATACATCTTCATTGATTGGTTTATCATAACCACCACCATGGTCTTCTGCTGTTTTAAGTTTTGATATTTGAGTAAGTAATGGTCTTAAATCATGATTTGGGTCACTAGTGTGAAATTTTGCATACAAACTAATCTTATATGCACTTGAACCTTCTTGTGGTGTACCGTAAATTTGTTGTCTTGGGTGGTCTTTGATATTTAACTTATGTTTTCTACCGTATGCGGTAATCATTTTCTTTGCTGCTTCAAAGTCTTTTTTGTTTTCTGGTGAAGTAATTCTATCACCTCTACCACCTCTAAACTGAACATAGAAATCAATTACTCTTTCAAAACCTCTAATTTTATCTGGTGTAAATCTTTCATTAACAACTACTTTAGGGTCTTTAGTATAACCCATTTTTTCTGCTTGTTGTTGATATCTTGTTTTTGCAGGTTTCTTTGTTGTGACTTCTCCGATTATTTTTCGTAGGTCTTTAAAGTCAGTAATAGTTGTAGTTTCTTTCATAATGTTATTCTTAGTTTGAGTTGATTGCTACACCAACAGCTAGAACTGCTGCGTTAGCTGCAAATAATTGGTCAGTTGGGTCTTTTTGAATAAGACATTCCATTTGTCCTTCTATACTAAATGTACCAATATCAGTACCACCAGATTCTTCTAGTGTCACTAAATGTTCTGTTCCCACAGCTGCTGTATTTAATAATCTGACATATCTGCTTTTACCGACATTTGATGCTGCACCTGTACTTGTTCCTAATGCTGCTTCAGTTGTAATTGGTTTCCATATTGACATGGCTTTTCTCCGTTATTGTAATGTATTTATGTATTTATAATTCTCTACTCTTGAATCCCGTCATGTTCTTCATTGAGTTTTAATTGTTCTTTAGTGAGTCTTATGATATCACTATCTTCTTTATATATTTCTCTCCATTCCCATATTAACGAATCATAATTTGTATTTGATTCTCTTTTATTTGATGGAAATGTATCTGTTTGTTTATTAGTTGGTATTAAAAATTGATGTCTTTCTGAACTTAATTTATTTGATTTATCCCAATCAACTTCTTTTATATTAACTGTAGCTTCAGCATCATCAAAATTTTCTCTAATAAATCTATCCTTTTCAGCAAGAGGTAATTTATAACACTCAACATCTACATCTATAGCATAAGCTACATCCATAGCATTTCTTAAAATTGTTTCTTTATGTCTTATTGTAATCATATTATTTCTCTTAACAACATTGTGCTACATTTGTTGAATAAGTAGATTTTAGAGCTACATGAAATTGAAATTGTCTTACTCTTTTACCACTAACTGTTACATCTGTTTTATGTAAATATACGAGGTTCATTTGTTGCGGTGAAGGGACACACTCAGCTAAACCTTGGAAACTATAGTTAATACCATATTTAGAGTTTGTAGATGCAAGTGTACCACCTGTACCTGTCAAACCTGTTGTACCTGTAGCTATACTTCCAAAGACTTGACCTGTTGTATTATCTAAAGTTGTTACTGATGTTGCTATGGTGACACTGGAACCAACACCAGCTAATCTAGCTACTTCAAGTGGGCTAGATATACTTGATGTTATACCAGTACCTTCTTTCTTGTAACCAATATTTGAATTAGTTGTACCATTAGTATGTGTGCCTTTATCAACATACCAAACTAAATCATTACTAACTCTTTGACAATAAAGTCTTGCATGTAATAATACAGATGTAAAACAACTACCACTAAAAGTATCTCTTGCTGAAAGAGTTTCTACATGGTCCCCTTGATTAGCACCTTGTGCACTAAATTTAGGTGAGGTTTGTGTGTAAGATTTAAATTCACTTACTTCATCAGGTGCAGAAGCTAAATTTACATTATCAGCAACCGTACTATCTTCTGCGTTCAATGTAAGTGTATCTGTTAGTGTGTATGTTTGTCTACTATTAGTCGGATTAATTATTACTTGTTGTCTAGTTAATTCTGAGAGTTTTAAATTAGTAGCAGGTAAACCTACTTCTGTAGCTATTGTACTAAAACCTATGTTTGTTGTTCCTATTGCCATTATATTAACTTCATTATGTATTCGAATGGTTTACCTTCTTGTGTCATTCTTCTATCGTGTGCATGAGCATAATATCTATCTAATCCTACACTACGAGGAAAATCCCTAGGATTATCATAAGCTTTAAAAGCTTTTGCTGTTTCTCTTGAAGACCTATTCATATACTTAGTTTCTAGTTTAGCACTATCAAATATTTCTTGTGCATAGTCTTTATCATCAAAACTATAAATGATTGTATCTCTCTTGTAAGTGACAGCTGTCGCATCTTCTTCAGGTATTTCAAAAAGTTGTGCTAATGTAAATTCGGTTCTATCTTGTTTTGAATATTTTTCAAGATTTGCTATACTACTACCATCAAAATTCTTTACCTGTAGTGATATATTCTGTCCTCTTGGTTGTAATTTTTCATTAATATATTCTTTAAAATTTTTCATAACACTATTATTTATGTCTTCTTTTATGTTCGAATCCATACCTCTTTTAACTGATGCAATCCATTCTAATGCATTCTGATTCATTTTCTTTGACCATACTGATAATTTACCTGAAATAGAAATATCAATTGGACCACCATTATTTTCTATTTCATGAAAATCTCTACCCATTTTTTTCTTTAACATATTTTTAACTGCTTGAGCTGATTTATGAGATTTTTCTACTATTCTTGGTGGTAATGTTCTTGCTCTTTCATTGTTTCTCATAAGAGCAACATCTAAATCTGTTTGAATGAATATGGCTTTAATATCATATCCTGCTGTTTTTAATTCTCTATACATTCTAAATGTTTTACCTTGGTCACCAGATGTAGAATCTATTAGAATACCAAGTCTTGCGTCAATCAAAGACTTATATCTTTTATCAGTTAATCCTTTTGCTGCCATTCTTGCAACTTCTCTGTCTTCTATTTCATTCTCTGGCATCTTTAATGATAGACCTTTTCGTTTCATTAACATTTCAAAAAAAGTATCTGAATTAACAACAACTAATCCTAGAGAGGATAAACCTAATTTTTTAGCTACATAAGATTTACCACTACCAGGACCACCTGCTAGTATTATTGCTTTGAATATACCTGGGTCATTTATACCTTCATCAAAGTCAAGTACTAAGTCTTCTTCTTTGTAATTAAGAATCGATTCCATATTTCCTCTTTGCCATATTCATAGCAGTAGCATGCATTATTGAATCAGCTTTATCTCCGTGTTTCTTTACAAAGTCTTTTCTTTCTTTTTTCAATTCTTTATACATTTTTTCTTTGTATAATAAAACTTTTTTTGGTAAATCTTCTGCTTCTTTTATTCTTTTTACATAGTCAACTACATTTTGTCCTGGTGTAAATTTTTGTGCATGTCTTCTACCTTTATCTGTTCCCCACTCATAATATTCATTTTTTTGTTTTGTAATATCTTTCATCTTATTGATGTATTTTCTATAAACAGCAGCTGCTGATATTTTACCCATAACTTCTGCTCTCTGTTCCATAGCAATTGCTGCTTGAATTTTATGAGCATGTGTTTTACCAGAATTTTCTATTTTTTTAACACTTTTCTCAGCATCTTCTACAGTAGCAAACTTTAAACCTTTTATAGTACCTTTAGGGTTTTCATCTGTATATAAATCAGAATGACTATCGCTTCCTCTAGGTTGTCCTTTCTTTCTAGGTATTCTAGGATTATCTTCTGTCATTATTTCATACATAAAGTCTTCAAATTCTTCTGATATACCCATACCTTTTTGTACTGCTTTGTATAATTGTTTACCAAGTCTATATCCTTTTGGTAAAGCATCTAAAAATTCTTTTTCTTGACTCAATGAAGCAAATTGTCTCATTTTAGAAGCTGACATACCAACATCACCTTCAGCATCCGGGTCTCTTTGACCTGCTGACACAACTTGAATAGAATCAAATTTATAATATCCGTGTCTAGCTTTTACACCATTATATTTTTTTAACAACGAATCAAATTCTCTAATTCTATCTGAACCCACTACCATTTGTACTTCTCTGTATCCTTCATCATATAAAGTTGTGACTACATCAAATACAGTTCTTGATTGTGAATTAGATACTTTGACACCTTTAGGCAACATCGGATTCATGAATTTTGTTTTTTGTGAATGAGTTAAAGGATTTTTTTTCTTATCAGAACCGTGAGAAGTAAATATTTTTACATCACTACCACTAGATACTGATTGCATTTTCTTTGCAAGTTTCATGTGTCCGACTGTTGGTGGATTAAATCTTCCAAAAGTAAATGTTGCACTTTTACTTTTTACTTCTGTTATGTTTCTAAAATTTTTCATTTCTTAATCTTTAACACTAAATTAGTTTTACCCTTTATTACTCTATGATATAATCCTTCTTGTATATCAAATATTTGTCCTTTTTTTAATTCAAAAGGTAAACTGCCATTAAATTGAAACTGCCAACCTTCACCTTCTACTACTGTAATTTTTCTATCTTCTTTATCACGATGCCAAACTAATTCATTACTTTTTACATCACTATAAAATATTCTTACTACACCAATATCTTTATATGGTCTACCAATAGATTCCACCACCATCTCCTTTATCAACAGGAGCTAATCCTAAATCTTTTGCATAGTTGGGTAATCTACAACTCCAATATCTAGCTGAAAGTTTATCATTAGCTGTATCACAATTATGCCTATCAGCAAATGCTTTTCTAGCTTTAGGGTCTTGAAGTTTTACTGATAAACTACTACCACCATCTTTTGCACCGAAAGATACTTTTTTTACTTTATCTCCGTCCTTGACATATACATAGAATTTTTTAGAACCACCTCTTTTAGGTTTATTGATTTCTTTATCATCATCTTCTGTAATATCAATCATAGGTCTTTCTAAAGGAACATGCTTACCTTCATACTTACCAAAATCTATATGTTCTAAGAATGATTTCATTTCTTAGCTTTACCTTTCATTTTGTTCTTTCTTTTTCTAGCAGCGTCAGCTCTAGGACTGTCACTAAATTTTACACTTGTATCAAATTGTTTCTTTGATACACTACCTTTTGCACCCATTTTTTCACCCGAGCCTTTAGCTATTCTTGCTCTTTTCTTTCTGATATTATCCCAAAGACTTTCTGCTCGTTTCATTTGGGCTGCAGTAGGAGCTCCTTTGTCTCCTTTCTTTCTCATTTTTTCACCAGAACCCTTTTTAATTCTCTCTCTTTTTTTTCTGATATTATCCCATAAACTTTCGTTTTTCTTTTTATTCTTTAACGATTTACCATGTTTATCATATCCAGGTTTACCTGCTTTTTCTTTTTTAGAAATAGCTATTGCTGCTTGTTGAGCACTTGATACAGCTTCTACTTGTTCTGTTTTTCTAACTTTATCAGCTAAATCTTTATCAGCTTTACCCCATGTTCCTTTACCTTTAGTAATAAAAGAATTAACGCGTGCATGACCCCACTGCACAGCTGTTGTACCGGGTCTATGTCCTGTCTGCCAAGCTTTTACACCTCTCTTAAATACTTGTTTAAGTATACTAACAGATATACCTGACTTCTTAGCTTTATCATTTAATGATTTGTCAGGATTACTCTCTCCAAACATTTTTCTAAATTTCAAAGTATGTTTACTTGGTTTAGTCTTAACTTTATCACCATCATCATCTATATCACCCGGAGCAGGACCTTTACCACCTTTTGCAAAGTGTTTTGCTCGTGCTTCTTTATCGTCTTTACTCAACCCTTTGTAATACTTCTTAGGTTGTGTACCTGGTTCATCTTTTACTGTAGGGTCTTGAGGTTGTTTTCTTTCTTTCATTTCTTTAGTGTCCTTACAACTTTACTTATAATCATTTTTAAAGCTGTCATATATGCCCAACCATATCCATAAAAAATATGAAATTTATAATTTCTTTCTATTTCATATTTTGGTCCAAACTTTCTAGTCTGGTTATCAATATATTCACCTTCGTATCTTAAGACAGCATGTGATGTTTTAAGTTTACTTGGTCCTACTAAACAAATACCTGCTTGGTGAGTAATTAATAACCACCACATCTTTAAATGACTTTCACCAGCTAATCTATATAAAATAGAAAGAGCGTAGTCTTCACAATCTCCTTCATATTTACCTTCAGCATTTTGTGAGTATATTATTTTCCAAGCATCTCTCATACCATATTGATGTTTGTCTTTACGATACTTCCATTTACTATTAAATGATTGTACTATTGCGTTTTTGTCTTTCATATTACTATTTATCCCAATTTTTAGCTACAGTAAAGTTATTAAAACTAAATTCCATTTTATCTACAATTTTAACAGCTTCACCTTTTCTGTCAATAGCTACATATCCTTCTGGTGCAACTACTTTCAAACCTTGACTTGTTTTTACAAATGTTTTTGCTAGACCTTTTGCTTGGTCCATCTTTTTTACTATCATCAGCTTTGCTTGTATCAAAAATCTGATAAAGTCAACAACTTGTTCTAAAGTTTTTAAAGATTTTTTAATTACTCTTAAATGTTCTCTTAATTTAGATTTTTGTACAGGACTATCTGATTTATTTTTACTCCACCAATTAGTAAAATGTGCTTGATATGATTTTACAGCATCTTTACCTTTTGGTAATGTTTTACCAGCTCTTGTAAATGTATTCAAATAAGTTTTAAACCCTGCTCCTGATGCAGATGTTCCTAAACTATCTTGCCATCTTAAAAACTCATTAAAAGAACCTGAATTTATTCTTTGAAATTGTTTACCGGCTGCTGATAATAATTTTGTGACTTCTACAGTTTCTTTAGCTGTGAATGTAGCTCTACCTGATACATCTCTATATGTTGCATCATCTTGCCATACTTTTGATGATTTACTAGGTATCTTTGCACCAAATGATGCTTTTAAATTTTCAATAGAATCACCTTTATATGTTGTATGCCAAACTACACCAATCTTTGCACTTGAAATTTGTCTACCTATTTTTGAGTCAGCTTCAACAGCATACAATATAGTGTTAGGTTGAAAAGTTATATGTTTAACACCATCAATGTCCATACTAGATGTATCATCTGTAAACATTAAATCACCTTGTAATATTTCATTCATACCAAGTTTACTAAACTCGTCTAAACATATTTTAAGTTTTTTATTAAGTTCACCACTAGTATCAGCATCAATGTCAGCGTATGTATGATAATATGGTTTAGGTTCTTGAGTTTTTCTAAACAAAGACTTTTTCGCTACAAAGAATTTACCTGTTTCAGGATGCGGACCAGCAAAGACTGCAGGAGCTCCGTCCCACTTAACTGTCACATTTAATTTAGACTTTGAACTACTAGCAAACATATCTCTTAATGATTGTAAAAATTGTATAGCACTTCGTCCACCAGCAATACCAAAGTTTAGAATTTCATCTTCAAGATGTTCTAAGTGTAAATTCTTACCAGCTGCTTCTGACAGATATTCCATTATTTCAATGCACCTTTCCAATTTTTAGTTGTTGTATTGATTTCAAATTTAGTAGCAAATTTAGAACCAGAGTTTGTAGCAATACCAACAACATTATATTGTGGTTGTGGTGGCATTCCATCTAAACTTTCTACTAACAATATGTTTATACTATTATATTTTTTACCAGCTACTCTAGCAACTTTAACTACTAATACAGGAAAGTTATTATATTCTTTTCCTTTCTTAGCTAAATCTTCTACTTTTTTTCTTTCAAAATCGTCTCTAGTTCCCATGTGTTTTAATTTATTACCACCATAAACAATAACTAATGGTAGAGCTGTATTACCAAATCTAGCTTCACCCTCAAACTCAGCTGCAAGAGCAAACAATGATGTAGATAAATTCTCATAACTAGATATATTACCTTCAACATATTTTAATATACCTTTTATGTAATTCATACCAGCCCAATTAGAAGTTAATTTAAATACTGTATCTACAGGTGTCCCTAATCCTAATTGTATTGTATCACCTGGTTTTAAATTGTCAAGCATTTTTAGTTTATTTAAATCATCTGTTGATATTTTAACATCACCACCTTCAAGTATAACTATAGGGTCTATTGGTCTATCTTTAATATCAAAAGAAGAATTTAATTTACTGATAATTTTTTTGTTCTCTTGATATAATTTGTTGATAGGGTCTCCTTTCATTGCTTGATTAAAAGATTTTATTTCTTTAACTAGATTTGGTTTAGCTTCAATAGTTCTTGTTGATTCTGTTATAACACCACCTTCTGATTCTAGTTGTTTAATAATTGAATTTGCTGATTTACTTATCTTACTTGTCTTAACTTGTTTATCTGTAAATGATTTAGCAAAATCCATACCTGTTTTAGCTAATTTAGAGAATACACCTTTTATTTTTTTGTATAAGAAGTCTACACCTTTTGAAACTGTTGCACCTAATCTATTTAATACAGCTGTTCCTTTATTAAATATATCTTGAATACCTTCTGATATAAGTTCAGCTTCAATATCCCATTCATTATGATTGTCTTGTATTTGTTGAATTTTTGAAGGTAAGTTTGACGCAACTCCATCTGTAAACCTAGAACTAGCAAACTTTCCAACTTTACCAATTCTTGCTGAACCTGCTTTTGCATCTTTCTTTAATGATACTTGATAAAATACTACAACAGGTTTGTTATCAGCGTTTAATAAAATAATTTTACTACCTTCTGTTCTTATTCTTCTATGTTGACCATGTTTATCTAGTTGATTCATTTCTTTCATGAGATTATATAAATCTGTTCTAGTACCTTTAGATATAAAAATAGAGTCAGCTGTATTTACTTTATCAGGATTTTTTACTGCAAATATTTCAGGTGCTGCAGTTTTCCAATCCTCAACAGTCTTATGAATAAAATCTTTAAAATTACCTAATTGTTTTATAGCTGAACCAAGTTCTTTACAATAATTCAATAATATTTTTTCACCATTTTCAACATTTGATGTAAATTCTTCAATCCAAGATTTACAAATTGGAGAAAATTCAGGGTGTGATAATATTTTTAAACCTTGACCCATACCTTCAATAATAGCACAACCTTCATAAATTTGTGTTCTGTCTGTAGGTGATTTTGGTAATGTATCATTAATTGATATAAACACATCTTCTTCTTTAAGTTCAAATGATTCTAATTTTAAATCAGGTTCCATACTCTTTTGAGTAAGATTATATAAATGTTCTCCCAATTTAAATCCAAATTCTGTATCTGTTGGGTAATGTGTTCCAGCTATCTGTCTTCCTTGACCAATTCTTTCACCAATTTTTAATATATTTCTTCTATGTTCTAATGGAGCTTCATCAGCTACTAAAAGAGATACTAACTTACCTTGTGTAGCATGTCCTGAAGGATATGATGGTGTTTTGTTAGTTTTAAGTGGGAATGTGTCCATTGGTAGACCTAATTCTTTTGCTACTGCTTTCGGTCTTGGTCTATTATAATGTCTTTTTAGAGCTAAAATTATAGGTTCAGATTGAAGTTTTATGTTCTTTATTCTTTCAAAATCAATTTCTAAACCATATTCATCAGCATAATTTCTAAAAGCTTTCATAACTTTTGTATCATGCATCACTATTTCATCTTCCCATACATCTGTCATAGGTGATAAAGATATGAGATATTGAATTTCTTTTTTAGTTGTTTCAGAAGAATTTTTTGGTGGATAATATCCTTCCCAATCTTCTAAATTGATATGTTCAAAAGCGGGAAAAGGAACCATAAGACTTTTTAGATTTTTCTCACCATACTTTTTCATGTGGGTAAGTTTATCTAATTTGTCTTCTTTTGATTCTTCTACGATTGTTTCTAGAAATGATTTCATAAACAGTATTTATGTTAATACTATTTTTGAATTTTGTGCTTACTCAAGAAATTATCAATTGCTGATATTTCTTCTATGAGTTCTTCTTGTTTTTCTAGATTTTTATTACTTTTTTTAAGAACAATAAGTTCTTTTTTTATTTCTGTTTTTTTAACAAGAAGGTCTACAAGGGATTTACTTTTGATAATCCCTTGAGATTTATTTTGAGTTGAGAATTTCATTTAATTGTCTTATTGTTTCATCAGCTGTAGTATGTATAATACCAATCCCACCTGCTTTAACCCAACAATCTATATTTTTTTCTCTGTCGTCAATCAGAACTGCTTTTTTATGAGCAAATGCTGCTTTCTGACTACCTTTGAATGTCGGTATTATTGTCCAATGAGGATTTATGTGTTCTCTTATCCATTCAACTTTATCTCTTACAACAAGTTCTCTGTTAACAGTTCCTGCTGCAGTTAAAATTTCTGTATGAATACCAGAATTTAAACACCAATCTACAAGTTTCCAAGCATCTGGTAAAGGGTCCATTTTTCTAAACATATGCTTAGAAGTCAGTTCTCTTTTATGTAAATCATAAACATTATGACCTGCATCATCATTCCAGACTTTTTTACCTAACATTTCGGTTATTTTAGACTCAAAATCAGCTAAAACACCGTCCATATCTAGAAATATTTGTCTAATTTTTTTATCTTTTTTCATACTGTTATTATACAAAAACTGTACATGCGGTTTCAAGTCTGGCATTTTTAAATGTCTAAATTCCCACATATCAACTAAACTTTAAATCCTTTGTATTCTCTGCTGACACTCTTTTACCTGTTGTTGTATTATCCATAACAGGACCGATATCAACTAATTCATCTTGTGCTGATTGCTCACAATCATATAATCTCATTTTAGACCTATCTACACCCAATACAAATCTTTTATGATAAGTTGGGTCATTGTATCTATTCTTTAACTGTTTAACCATTACTTGGTCTAATTCTTGCATTTCTTCTGTAGATATCAATGCAAACATAAAGTCTGCTGTTGCTGGTAAACCGAATGATTCAGATGTATCTTCAAGTCCAACATCTGTAGATACAAAACCTGTTCTATTTGTTTGTGTTGCAGACATGATTGGAACATCAAATTCTACTGCTAGTCCTCTTAATTCTTCTGCAATTGATTTAATATATGAATAAGTGTTTACATTACTACCTGGTCTAACTCTAAATGAACTACAGATATTTAAATAATCTATAAAAATAATTTCTGGTTTGAAATCTCTTTTTAAATCTAGTTCTTGTAATAGATGTCTAAAATGACCACTATGTGCTGTTGCTGTTGGATATTCTTTAATAATTAATTTACCTTTAGTCTTTTCTCTGACTCTAGTAATCTTTTTCTCATACATCATTTTTGGTAAATCTTGTAAATCGTTTAATGATATATCTAACAAATTTGCATCAATTCTTTCAGCAATCTTTTCTTCTGCCATTTCCATTGTGATATACAATACATTTTTACCTTGAAGTAAAGATGCTGATGCACAATGACACATGAATAATGATTTACCAACACCTGTACCTGCCATGACTATATTTAATGTTTTATTTGGAAGACCACCTTTACTGATTTTATTCATCAATTCTAAATCAAATGGAACTCTTTCTTCTTCTGTATGCATGAAGTCATATCTTGAATCCCAATCTTCTATAAAGTCATGACCAATATTTGAATCAAAAGATACAGATAGTGCTTCTCTTAGAATATCGGGTATCTCACCAGAGTTTCCATTTTTATCTTGAATAATTTCAATAGAACTCATTACACCATTATAGACAGCTCTATCTTTACACCATTTTTCTGTAGAATCTACTAACCATTCATCTGGTGTATCAGATATATCACCTTTAATATCTTTTATTAATAACATAGTATCTGATATTAATTGTTGGTCCACATCTTGTTTTTCATCAATATCAATGATAAGTGCTTCTGGTGTTGGTGATGTTTGATACTTTAAAAAATAATCACGAATTTGTTTAAATAAAAATTCTTCATCTCTTTCAGAAAAAAATTCTGATTTTATGTAAGGTAAAGTCTTTCTAGTAAATTCTTCATTCTGTATCAGATTCTTGAGAATCGTTTGTTCTAATCGCATTGCCATATAAAAATTCTTCTTTCGCTACTTCATTAAGTTTGTCTAGTACTTCTGGTGTGAAATACTTCTCTGGATTATTGTTAATTGTTTTACCAAATTGAGTAGTCCCATCTGGTAATTCAATTCTTGTAGATGATTGTTTAAAGATACCATACTTGACAGCTAAATCTAGTAAACCATAATATCTGTCTAGTCCTGAATCATATTTTAGAATAACATCTACCATTTTGTTTTCAATAGTAAGTCTTGATTTTTCATTCTTACAATGAATGATATTACCAATAACATCTTTACCATCTTTTTCTTTTTTCTTTGATAAAAATATGATTGATGATGCAGCATACTTGAGTCCACTACCACCACCCATAACTTTCTTTGCAAACAATCCCATTTCATCATAAGTGTGGTTTGTGACTATTAATGGTACTCCTGCCTTACCAAGTTTAAGAGTTAAAACTCTGAAAGCACCTTTAACTAATTGTGCTCTAGTCATATCTCTAGTTTCTGCACCTGATGCTGTGTCTTCAATCTCTTTAGTTGTTGACAACATACCTAGTGAATCAAGTACAAAACACATTTTCATATCTGAATTGTCTTTGATATATTGGTCAAGTATCTTAATAGATTGAGTTCTAAATTCTTGTACAGTTGTGACAGGAACAATAACGATTCTTGAAGAATCAATTCCTCTTTCTTCAATCATGTCTTTAGTGATTGCACTTTCTGATTCAAAGTAGATAACTGCTGAATCAGGATTATCATTTAAGAATTGTTTACACATTCCAAGTGCAAAGAATGTTTTACCTGTTGCTGATTCACCTGCAAGAGCTGTAATCTTGTTGTTAGGTAAACCTTCATAAATTGAACCAGACAAGAGAGCGTTAAAAATATAAGAACCTGTGTCAATGTACCCACTAACATCAGCTGCTTGTACTCCGTCTTCTACAATAGAAGCGAACTCATTACCTGTTGTTTTTATTAAGTTTTTCAAATAACTCATAATATAATCTCCATAATTTATTTTTTTCTTCTTTCTTCTTTTCTCAAAGCTTTTAGACTATTATCATAATCTATATGTTGTCTTATTTCTTTTTTCCAAGATTGTATTTCAGTATATACTAGAAAAAGTAATATCCAAGTGACACAATGAAAAGACAAAAATATGTATTGAATTTCAGTCATATATCTATTATACTACCAAATCTGTATCTGTCAACCCAGCTTTTTCATAAGACATTTCTACAACTCCTTCATCAATTAATTTTTTACGATTAACCATATGAGCTGATTTTATATCTTCTTTTGAACCACCATAATAATCTACAGCGTGTCCGTCTTCAACTAAAGCTTCTACGACACTTATACTTTGACCATTTCTATCTACGATAAAGTCGCCAAGTATTCTACCGAACTTACCTTTCATGTCTTCACCGTCTCTGTTAATTTGTGTTTTTAAAATTGATGTTTTACCCAACATATCTTGTAAAGCTTTCTTTGCTGCTTTACCAAAAACTTTTTCTACTTTATCTCTAGTTCTAGACTCTGGTGTATCAATACCCATTATTCTAACTCTTTCATCTGTTAATGTCACACCAAATCCTAAATCTATGTCAACATCAACTGTATCACCGTCTACCACTTTTAATATTTTTACTCTGTACTCGTACATTATTACCCCTATGGGTAATAATTATTACCCAAAAAATGAATCAAGTGTACTGACAGGTTCTGTAGTCCACCCAATTTTATCTAATATAACGCCTAAAGGTTCAACAAATGATTTTTGAAATTGAGTATCGTAATCAATATAATCTTCAAGTTCAAATTCTTTAGGCAATGCTGAGACAAATGAAATAACATTCTCATTCATAATATTAGGTAATTTCATATAACAAAATTTAATTTTTTCACCATTCTGTATAATTGGATATTTCTTGTCTATATTGTATTTATATAAAAAGTTATTGTAAAGTAGTGAACCACGAACATGAATTGGTGTTCCTTTATTATAGATAGAAGCGGCATTATGATACTTCTTAATATTTTGAACACCTCTTGGAAAAGATATTTCTTCTATTGGTAATTTATTAAATTCATTTTTTGAATTAGTTATAAAGTCCCAAACATCACTTTCTGTACCTGTCATTACAACTTTGAGTCCTTCTTCAAGTTTCTTTCTACACCACATCGGTGTTGAAGATTTTGCTGTTTCAATACCCATCATTTTAAGTTTTGGTTTTTTATACCTTACACCTTCTGAATCATGAACATTGAGAATATATCTTTTCTTTGCTGTCCAAATACCTTTATCGGCAATAACTTCTCTACCCATTTCCATTTTGTTTTGATAAGCATTCATGTAAGAAGCAAGTTCTTCATAAGTTTCTTTCATGTATGGTTCTAATTTTTCTTTCGCTATTGTATCTAAAAAATCAATCGGATTATTTGGTTTGACTCTTTCAACTAAATCTTCAAATGTCACATAAATTGAATCAGTATCAATTGCTACAACATAATCTTTATCACTTTCTAATAGTTTGTTTAAATAGTCATTAACTGCTTTCTCAATCCATTTAATACTCAACTGTCCTGATGTTGTGATTCCTTCTGCAATCTCTCTGTTGAAGTATCTGAAATATTGATTACCCAAAGCACCATAACAACTGTTAAGAGAAATCTTTCTAACCATTTGATTATTGTTATACTTAACAATATCATATTCACATTTCTTTCTTTTTACAATATCATTCTTATCAATAGTTTCAAGTTCTTTTTGTTTATTAATCATTTTTCTTTTAAACAAAACTCTTTGGTCATACATTTCTTCTAAAAGTTCTGGTAGAAATCCTTGTTTATCTGTTCTAAACAAAGCACCATTTGGTGTGACAGTAGTATTAGTCAACATACTTAAATCTACTTCACCTTCTAATAGTTTTTTGACATTTATTTCTTGATTAAATATCTTTCTTTGGTAAGTATCTGGACTCATATTATATTGCATGATTAAGTGAGGATATAGACTATTTAAATCAAAAGACATAACCCATTTATGTTGACCAACTTGTGGTTCTTTTACATAAGCTCCAACAATTCTAGAATCTTGTGCTAGTTTTTTTGGTGGTGGTACCATTCCTCTTTTCTTTAAGAAATTGTAAATAATTAAATCCCAATAACGAACTGAACCGAATACATCTTCATAATTACACTTTGCTTGATAAGCCATTGTTATAACTAATTCCATAAGTTGTAGTTTATCATCTAATTGTTCAACAAGTTCTGTATCACGAATGTTATAATCTAAAAACTTTTGATAATCATTTCTATAAAACAAATGCATTGCACCGAACTCTGAATAATCAATCTTCTTCTTACCTAATTCAACTTCTGCGATATGGTCTAAACGATATGTTTCTCTTGTAATGTATGTAAACTTTTTATACATTTCAAGATAATCAAGTATTGCAACACCAGAAATATTATATGATATCATTTTTTTCTGACCCATATATAACCATTCTCTTGATGTAATTAATTCGTGAGGAGATAGTTTTCTAACTGTATCCCAATCAAATAGTTTCCAAATACGATTAACAAGATAAGCAATATCAAATGTTTCTACATTCCAACCTGTGACTATATCTGGTTCTAGTGTATCCCATATCTCCATAAACTTCATGAGTAATTCTTTTTCATGTCTTGTTTTATGATATATGATATTTGGATTATCTGTTTTGTAATCAAAATTATCAATACCAATAACATGAGTTTCATCATGACCAAAAAGTTTCATAGTGATTGCATTGACTCTTTCTTCTGCTTCAGTTGGTTCTGGAAACCCTTCTTCACATTCACACTCAATATCAATGTTCAATATGTTAATATTATTAATATCAAATTCTATATCAGAAGGATATGTTTCAGATATGTAAGTATATTCCCATTGTTCTAAACCATGAATATCAATACCTGTATTATCGTATTGTTTTTTCCAATGACGAGCATTACTTGGTGAACTAAATTTCTTTGATTGTAAATATTCTCCTGCTATTGATTTATGAGGAGTTGGTTTGTTTGTTGGTATGTAAAGAGTTGGTTCGTATTTTAATCTCTTAATATATTTCTTACCATTTTTCACACCTCTTGCGAGTATGAAATCTTTATACCTTTGTATATTTGTGTAATAGTGCATAATATAATTATACTATAGAAACTCCATAATGTCTATACCATTCTGGTTTCTGTTGTATTCTTTCTTCAATTCTTTTCCAAACTATTGCTTGGTCTTCTTTTGTGGGTTTCCAATCATTAAAATATTCAGATGGGAATTGTGTTGATTTAAATAATCTATTTTTATCTAAATTATAATTTCTTTTTTTGAGTTCTTTTTTTATTTCATCATATCTTTTATAAAGATATTTACCTTTGTTATAAAAAAATAATACATGACCTTCATTCAATGTAAATTTTTTAGGTATTCTTTTTGGGTCCCAATTTTCTGATTTAAGAGACCTTTGTAGAGAAGAACCAATCATGAATATTTCACGATACTCAGCCATCAAATGTTGGTCTGTTAATTCTTCTACAGGTACAATATTGATTCTTGTCAAATTACTCTATCAGGTGTAAAGTGATGTTCTACAGCTTGAAGTTTTTCTTCTGCTTGTGTAAGTAAATTAAGTTGTTCATCAATAGCACCTATGATATCAGAATGTTCTCCAATACCAACTGACTGTTTCATATAGACATTTATGTTAGCTTTTGCAGCTGCAATTTCACCTTGATATTTTAATCTAAGTGCGTCTCTTAATTGTTTATCTAGTGCTATCATACTTCTATTGACCTGAGTCTGTCCATTAATCTATGAGACCTATTGTAAACTTGTTTTGCCCACCTTGAATCTAAACCTTCCTCAGCTGCTGCGACATAATCACCATTATTAAGAGCTGCAAACATCTTTTTAAATTTTCTAAGTCTAGTAATACCTAGATTGAAAGCCATGTTAGCAATAATTAGTTTTACTTCCTCAGGATATGTAGACCATTCACCTAATTGTTTTTCACATTCATCTAAACAAATATTAATATCTTGATAAAACAATTCATCACATCTTGTTTGTGTAATTTTAAATCCCACACCTTCACCAAATTCAGGGTCGTCATGTTTGATTAAATGACCAACACCTACAGTTGGATATCCTAAATGGTCGTGATATACTTCTAATACAACACCTTCATCTGCAGAAATTTCATCCTTAAGTTGAACCATAAATTCATTACTATATTCCATTTTTTAGTTCCTCTAGCCCTTGATTGGCTAATAATTCTATGAGTATATCACCCATAAGTTGATTAAATTCTTCATCTTCTGATATTGTATCAATCATATTTTCAGGACAAGACCTAACTGCTCTTTCAAAATCTACAGTAGGCTCTTCTGAAACTTCTCTTGGTACAAGATTTACTTTACCATATTGATAAATAACATCTTTATATTTACCTGAAAGAATTTTTATTGCTCTTTCTCCATTTTGATGAACTACTTCTGTATAAAGACCTTCATCAAAAAGGGGATAATGAGTATTTATTACATTATCGTCTTTGACCATAATGTATCTTATTTCTTTTTGTTTTTAGAACCTTTTGGTCTACCACGACCTCTTTTAGTCGGTGTTTTACCGTCATTATAAGCTTCATTTACATTAGGTGTAGATTTATCATCTGCAACGAATCTTCCTCTAGAATCTCTAGCTCTAACACCCGTTGGTTCAACACCCAAATTAATTAATCTTTTAAACCAATTAAACATAATATTTCCTCACATTATTTTTTTATTACTACTATTATACTACTAAAACCTGAGGTGTCAAGCATATTAACACCCCAGGATTTAATATTTATTTATTCAGACAAAAATACTTTTTTATCTGACTTTTTAAGACTACCAATCTCAATAGTTCTAGTTTTCTTTTCTTCTGGAACTATTCTCTCAGCATAAATGGTAAGTATACCATTTGTTAAGTCAGAACCTTTAACCACAACATCATCTGCTAGAACAAAATTTCTAGAGAATTTTCTTTGTGAGATTCCATGATGAACAAACCCTTCATCTTTATCACCTATATCACCTACTACAGTAAGATTATTTTCTTTAACAGTAATTGTTAAATCATCTTCACCGAAACCAGCAACAGCTAGTTCAATTAAAAATGTATCCTCTGTAGAACCTTTACGAATATTGTAAGGTGGATAATTAGTTTGTGGTATTTGTCGGACTCTATCCAATTGTGTAAACACATTGTCAAAGCCGATTGTGAATGGAGATAAATCTCTCCAGATTGCTTCATTTATAGTCATTTTGACCTCCTTTTAGTAAGCAAGGTTAATAAAAATGTAAACCCTATTGGCGTTTACATATTATATTTATAACAGAAATTATCTCTGTTCTAAATAATTCGTTAATAATTCTTGTTTTTTTGATTCCCAAAGTTTTTTCATTTCAGGATTTTGTGCTCTTTGTTCAGCTTGTCGTAAAAAAAATATTCTTTTTACCAAACTTTTTTTGTAATATTCTATTTCAT